GCAACAAGAGCAAGGCGTACAAGGTCATGGCCTCCGACATTGAGGACATGCGAAGGTATGAGGAGTCTGCCTGGCGGCTTATTGACCACTCGCAGTCTGAGCTCATTTCAGCCATTGACGCAAACATTGCGGCCTTTAAGCAGGCGGCTGAGCACTTTAGTAATATGAAAAAGGAAATCTTGAATAGGAAGGTTCGCGGATGAACGACATTAAATTCTCTTGGTACGGAGCCTACTGCATGCCTGGCAGGGAAGAGCGCGCCAAGCGCCTGCTGGAGCAGCGGATAACCTCTATGGGCATGGAAGACCTATTCCGAACAGTCTTTATCCCAAGACGAGAGGTAAACAAGTGGAGTGGGGGCAAGAGGCATAAGGTTGAGGAGTGCATCTATCCGGGGTACATATTTATTGAAATGGTTATGAGCCCAGAAAGCTTCTTTGTTGTAAAAGGCACCCCGTCAATAGCGGGTTTTGCCAATAACAACTCGCTTCAGAACCACCGAAACGACCCGTCGCCAATTACGCAGGCGGAGATGAATGTCATTCTTGGGGTGGGGGAAAAGAAAGTGCTAAAGCCGACTAACATCTTTAACAATGGGGACAGCGTCAAGATCGTTGTTGGGCCTTTTGCGGAGATGATTGGATCAGTGTTCCTTGCGGACGACCAGAAACAGAGACTAAAGGTAACCCTATCGTTCTTTGGTAGGGAAACGGTAGTGGAGCTTAGTTATTCGGAGGTTACAAAGCAGTGACTAATTCAGTCATGGTGCAGTTGAACCAGAAGCAAATTGAGCGTGCCGTTATTGCTGGCGCCCTGCGGGAGTTGCGCGCAATTAGGGACGGACTAAAGGACAGGTACAACTGGGAACGAGATGGCTGGAAGCAGCACATCGAGGGTGCTATGGGCGAGGTGGCAGCCTCCGTTGCAACGGGCCTACCGTGGACAGGAGAAGACATTGACACCTTTAAGGGCGCAGACGTTGGGGAAAACGTACAAGTCCGATTCCGCCCTGGCCACTATCAGGATTTGTCTATCCGCAAGGCAGATAGCAAGAAGTCAATCTACGTTCTTGTCTTGCCGGCGGATATGAAGAATTTTATTTTTGAAGTGGTTGGATGGATGTCTGCGAAAGAAGGCATGGAGGAGAAGTACTACCACGAAGACAAGGCGCTGTACTTTGTGCCCAAGGCTCATCTGCATGACATCACAACGCTTCCAGGATACGTGCCGCCGCCACCGTCAGAATACGGGTTGTGGGGCTAGGCGCACTTTGCGTGATGGTGCAAAAGACGCGAGCTGCTCTTTGCGCCAACAAAGCTAATTACATACTTAGCCCTTATTTGGCTTGCGAGCATCGGCTGATCGCATACTGAGCAAATACGCTTCGTAAGCGTTTCGGCTTTCTTTTCGCCTTTGTTCTTTGCAAGAGTTTTCTTACCAGCCATAAACACCTCTATCAATAGGTCGGCGGGAAGGCAACGGAGGAACGCCTGGATGCGACGCAGCCCGTCGGCTCGCGCGGCCGCCAACACCGTTTCATGAGGCCCTCAAAGCCTCGTTAACCTTCCCGCCCTAGCCGACCATACCGTCGGCAAGCTGCCTCCCGTTGAGGAGGGGCGGCAAATTACATACTATCATGGCCCTATGAGACTTGTGGACTTCTCACAAATCTGCCATACTGCGCCAATGGAAAGTCATTCGTTCCCAAGTCAACGCGCTCGCGCTATCTGGATTCTCTGGTCGCAGGACAATCCAATCACCCTTACCTTGGAGCCCCGCTCCGAGGACGACCTGGAGCCCTATCTGGTAATCTGTGGCCAGCACATCGATGCAGCCGTACTCATGCGAGTCACGGAGAAGGAGGCAAATTGGCTAATCCAACAAAGGGCCGGGTTGTAGCTACGGCGGAGCAAAGCTTTGAGGCGACCTTTGCGGAGATCTACTCCGAAGCGTTTGCCCTTCTTGTGCGCAAGCAAGAACGATACGGAGACTCAAACATTCAGCAGCTTGGAATTCACGGCGTAGTTAGCCGCATTGCCTACGACAAGATCGAGCGAGCCAAGCGCTTCCTCAACGGGAAGGTTGTTGACGGAGAGGTCACCCTAGACCCTCTGCCAGACGGCGGTGACGAGTCGCTTGCCGATACGATGCTTGATATTGCAAACTATGCGCTCATCACCGTTGCGCTTCAGCGATCTAAGTGGGGGCGGCCGCTTGATGGTCTCCCAGCAGAACTTCACCGCTTTGAAAAGGAAACGAAGGCTCCGCGAGGGGATGCACCCAATCTCTCGCTGGCAAACCTTAGGGTGAATGTGATGGGAGCGAAGAAGAAGTGAGTAAGAAGTCAAAGCGAGCAAGGAACCCTAGGTCGTTTGATGCGCAAAGCGTTGGCACGCCACAAAAGAGTGTCGGCATCTGCGTCGCAACCCCTACGTTGGACGGCAGGCTACACGCTGGCTGCGTCGCAACGGTTATGCAGTTGCAGAAGCTGTGCATTGAGCAGGGTATTTCCTTTACGTGGAAGGTCCTTGCGGGCAACTCCATTCTTCCGCTTGCGCGAAACGAACTTACTAAGCAATTCTTGGAGACGAAGGCAACTCACCTGTTTATGATTGACAGCGACATCCAGGTTGACCCAAGGCACATCTTGTACCTACTCGGTCATGACCGCATGGTCAGCGCGCTGCCGTGCTCCAAGAGGGAAGTTGTTTGGAACCGCTTGGGCGAGTTCGTTTCGGCGTACCCAAACACAAGCCTGGAACTCTACCCAGCCCTTATTGCCGAAGGGAACTTCTCCACGGAGGAGGATGTGTTCAAGGTGGATGAAGCTGGTTTTGCAAAGGTCTTGAAGGTTGGCACTGGCGCCATGATGGTAAAGCGCGAAGCTTTTGAGAAGTTGATGGCTGAAAACCCAGACAACTATTTCAACACAACGCAAGGAAAGCTTTATCAGTTCTTTAGTTATTCTCAGGACGAGGAAACAAAGACTCAATACGGAGAGGACTACACCTTCTGCAACAATTGGCGGAAGATTGGCGGAGAGGTAGACCTACTAGTCGCAGCCAAGACAAAGCACCACGGCCAGTTGGCTATCGAGTTCAATTGGAAGGGCATTGCGGAAACGATTACGGAGTTTATGGCAGAAAAGGAGAAGAAGAATGCGGTCTGATTTGCTGGCACAAATTGCTCAATCGGTATTCCCGCACAATTCACGCGGAAGCGCGGCAAAGATGTTTGCCCAGCGAATGAACGAGGTCCTATCGCCAGAGCACCGCCGCTCCCCACGAACGGTGGAGGCATACGCAAGCAACCAGCGTTCTATCCCCGCTGATTACTCAGTGGCAGTCATTGAATACGTCAAGAACAATCACCCAGAGCTTGTTGACATCATTGCCGAGGCGGAAGAGGACAGCGGCGCAGAAGTCAGCAGTGTGATTTCTAAGATTGACACGCTGACGGAGACGGTAGATAAGATTGAGAAGTCTGTCAATAAGCTGCAGGGCGCTACGCAGGCGGCTGGAATGTTGCTTGCTATTCGCAAGATGTGCGAGGATTGTGTCGGCGGGTCTGCTGAAAGCAAGGACAGCTATTGCCATTGGAGCAATTGCTCCCTGCGCGAATACAGCGACATGCGGCTATCGCCAAACGCCAAGAGGATGTAATGGTCTGGTTCCCCACCGTCTATACAACGCTGGAAGACGGACAATGCTCCTCCGAGGTGTATGACAGCGAAACAATGATGGTCATTGGCTCTATTGCCTCGGGGGAAGCAGAAAGGGTTTATGCCGAGACCGAAAGACTGCTTTCATTTGTAAGGTATGTGTCGGATTCCCCGTCTTTATTGAAAGGGTACGTGCTGAATGAGCAAGAAGAAAGCAAAGATGACCCAGGACTATGATCACGACTGGCTGCGCGGCTGGCTTAACGCAGCCTACAGCTCAACCGCAAGGACCCTTGGCCTCCTCCCAGAGCGTTGGACTCCAGGAGCAGAGGCGGTTCTTGAAGGCGAGATTAGCCAAAACATTGCAGACATTTTGCTGATTGGTAATTACGAGAAGTGCGAGATTGAGGGGGCAATTCTCCCGCCATCCGAGGGGCACTCTAATTGGCGTTTTATTGCAGTTGTCAAGTTGAACAAGATCCCATTTACCTGTATGGTAAGTGCCAAGAGCCCTGCTGGGCTTATTGACGCGGCAAGCGCGTGGGCAAACCACGTTGTTGCGCGCAAGACGCAGCTTACTAAGAAGCAAAAGGAGAGGGCAGATGTTGGTTGAGCGAGTGTTCCAGTACGTAGACGACAAGTCTGGTGACGCCCTCATTAGGGTTGTGCAAGACGGGGATTCCTGTGAGGCTGTTATGGCAGACACTGGCGAGCCATACGCGCGCATCTCCTGTGTCGTTGAAAAGCAGACGCCTATCGAAGGCTGGTTTTGGCTGAAGTGGTGGAGCGAAAATGAAGAACTTGTTCGCCAGCTTGTAAACAAGGGTGTTCTGCAAACCCGCGACGACAAGATTATTGCCGTTTCCAGGTGGGTAAATACCTGCGAGGCTCGCGTTGTTGAAGAAGAGTGACACTATCGGATACGCTTACACCCAGCCCCAAGAGGTATGGGTTTGCTCGGTGTGCGGGGATGACCGACAAAGCGATGTAGTGCAATCCGTTCGAAGCAATACCTTGCACCAAGACTTTAAGCACGCCTCTTGCATGGTGTGTCGGGCAACGCGGCTGTTCCGCGTAAAAAGGAGGGAAGATGAACGAGAAGTCTAGCGTTCCTGCTTACGATGTCTTGCTGGCTGATGGCTGGGACGACTGCATCATTGGCCTAGGGTGGCAGTTTAATAAGCCGCTTATTGTCTACAGCAAGAACAAGATCCTGGCAAAGCTTGTTAATGAGTTTGCTGCAGATGCCCGCGACAACAAGGAGTTTGACGACAACGACGTCTACCGTGGGGACCGAGACTTCTTTGCGGAAGCCGAAGAATACTTTTCGTTCAACATCCAGGGCGCTTGGGTGGGCGATTCAACCCCAGTCTTTGTTGACGAAGATGCCAACACTCCCGAAACCATTAACGAGCAGTTGGCATGATTCGCCTTATCCTTGCGGCTGCCCTGCTGGCAGTCCCGAACACCCCTGACCCGAACCAGTTTTCTGTTGCTGGGTGGGAACATGATCGAGTTAATCAGCGCGCCCACATTATGGATGGCAAGAGCTGGAACGGAAAGGACTACGGCGCCGGCATTACCGTCTACGTTGTGGACAGCGGAGTATACGATTCCGGAATGTTTAGGGGCGGAGTAGAGCAGGGATTCAATGCATTCTCCGACGGGAAGGTTACGTGCGGGGCCTATCACGGCAGCATGATTGCTTCAATTATTGCTGGTCGCAATCTAGGGCTTGCACAAAAGGCAAAGATTGTATCCGTGCGCGTTATGAATTGCGCGGGTAAGGGGAACCCAAAGAACATCATTGCTGGGCTTGATTGGATTTTGCAAAATGCCGACCCAGGAACATCTGTTGTAAACATGTCTATTAGCGGTGCGGCGACGCAGTCCCTTGACGATAAGGTAAACGAGATGGTTGATGCTGGTTTCCCAGTAGTTGTTGCCTCTGGGAACGACGGGCGGGATGCCTGCCGCTACAGCCCAGGACGAGCCGATGGGGCGCTTACAATTGGCGCCTCTACCCGCCTCGATTTGCGATCTAGGAGCAGCAACATTGGTCCATGCATTTCCCTGTATGCCCCTGGAGAAAACATTACCGTTTACCACCCCTTAAAGGGGCAAATTAAGCAGACGGGAACATCGGGCGCTGCGGCATTTGTAAGCGGCGCTATTGCTGCCACGGCTTCCATGTACGGCCTAGAGACATACGACGCCATGTCAGTATTGTTTTTGGGAACAACCGTCGGGGCAATCTGCTGCGGCTATCGCACTACGTCAAGCGACTTGCTCTACCTAAATACTGACCTATACAACGTCAGTGACGGGGAGTGGTGGGCTGACTGGTGGGACTAAAAGAACCTTCTGCCAGAAGTAAAGTAGAACGAGTTACCGCTTAGGTCCGCCGCATACACCAGCGCGTCAACAAGGTCGTCGTGTTCCCCATTTGGGAACGACAGCATTTCGTGCTCCAGGCTATCAATCCCAGGGGCGCCGTTAAGGTGGAAGACCTTACCCGCCTCGTATCGCGCCGCAAGCGCGCGGCTTCGGCTGACCTTGTCTTTATCTGGTCGGATAGCGCGGGCAGGAAGGCTAGTGGTCCCCAGGATCTCCCGAACAAACGTGCTTTGGTGCTGCACGGCTTCAATGTTGAGTGACTCAATGAACCGTGGCTCTTCCGCCTCGTAGTTAAGACCCCGCAGGCTGAGCATCCGTTGCGGCCAAAGGATCTTAGGGCCCTTAGAGCTGCCAATCTCCCCGTGACGATTAATGCCAGTCAGCCACTCCTGATGGCCTTCGTTGATGCGCTCTTTCCAAGCGCCAATAACGTAAAGGTTGTGGTCATCGTCCTCTAGTACTTCTACTGCGGTCGTATAGTCGCTGCGTTCGCTAATAGAAGAGGCAAGGTCAACGCCAATTCGCCTAGCGCCTTCCGGGAGTTTGTCCGTGCGCTGGAACCAGTCGTGCCGGAAGATGTTCCCGCCCATAGAGGTAACGTCATTTTGGAATTGAAGCATGAAGATTGGCGTGCCAAGCTCCTCTTTCTTCTGGTTAAGGGCATCAACCGTGTACATCTCTGGCCACAATGGCTGACCATCTTCCAGGGCCCTGCGCTGATACTCCTGAATTCCTTTGCGCATAAGCTCAGCGTAGAAATCGTCCTCATGCCAGCGCGTCCCAACGTACCACTTCTTTGATCCCGGGACAAGCATTGGGTCGACAACCTGCCAGTAAGTATCTGACGCCTTTTGCCGTTGACCAGCAGTGGCATTCTCCTTCATGCCAACCATGTCGTCCGCAAACAAGAGGTCAAGACGCGCTCCCGGCTTAATTGAGCCAAGGCCATCGGCAAAGCACGTGGCATCTTTGCCCATGTTTACGCCCTTAATGGTCCAAGTTTCGTCGGTCCACTTGTTTCCAACTACGCCGTCGGCTGCCCAGGGGAACACTTCAGCAAAGAGCGGGCTCTCAATAAGCGTTTTGATGGCTCGGGATCTTGACATTGAGTCGGCAAGCACAGCCGTAAGGATGCCGATGCGAATATTCCCCTTAGTCATGCCAATGATTCGTGCCGCCCGGAAGATTAGCGCAGTAGTTTTTGCGTGACCACGGGGCATAAGCACCAGAGCGCGGTCGTGGCTATCCATGAACTTTTCCATTTCGCGCAGATGCTTAGGGAACACCAAGCCGCTCATGTACTCGGCAAAAGCAGCATCAGATGTGGCTGCCTTCTTGCGTAGCCACTCTCGGTATTCGCTGTTGCTAATGCTAAGGCTCAATTTCTGTCGCCTTGCCCTCAATGGGCTCTTCTTTCATTGCCTCTGCCCAGGCCTGCAGGCGTGTTGCCAGCTGCTCCCTAGGAAGGGTGTCGATCTCGTGGGGAACAGCGGATAGTTGGATTGCTGCCCCGTTCTTGCCCGTGATCTCAGTGCGGTCTGGCTCATAAGCGCCAGTTAGCCTGGCTATACGGTCAATGACTTCTAGCTGAATCTTTAGGAACTGCGCCTCATTGCTGGTCCCTTTGGCGCGCGCAGCAGCCGCAGCAGCCATCTTGGAGACCAGGTTTGCACGCTCAATCAGTTCGCCCTTGTTGGTTGCGGGGTCTGGGTTGGGGTCAACCCATGATTTCTTAATCACGTAGCTGTGTTTTCGAACTGTTTCCTCGCTCAGGCTAACGATCCCGGCGATTTCGGACAGGGAAACACCTTGGAGCATCAACATTTTAATGCGCTCCCGGAGTGCTGCTAGTTGTTCTGCCGGCATGCGGCCTGGTCTTGCCATGTAACAATGATAACATACCAATCGTAGAAACTACCGTTCTGGTCATTTGCCTGTCCGCACCATAAAATGCGGGCAAGGGGGATTCCTATGGCCACGACTTACGATATTACAGCGGAACAAGGCAGCTACCTGACCATCAGCCTTGAATACCGTGACGCGGCTGGCAGCCTTGTCAATCTTACGGGGGCCACTGCGGCCATGCACGTTCGAAGAAGGCAGGGCGCGCAAGAGGCATTCTTGCGTCTTTCCAGCACAAACGGAACCACAACCGGCATTGCCCTTGGAACCACCAATGGCGCAATAACCGTTTACGTATCAGACGAAGCCCTTAGCCTCATTGCCCCAGGGACCTATGTCTACGACCTTGAAGTAAACCCTGTTGGCGGAGCCATGGTGAAGCTTATCTCTGGCCTGTTTACAGTGTCCGGAGAAGTAACCAGATGACCGTAGAGGTTTCAGAGCAGACGAAGAATATCAACGTAACGCAGCAAAGCAATAGCGTTACTGCAACAACTAACCCTGTTTCCGTGTCCGTTAGCGCACCCACCCTGACCATAACAAGCGCCAGCGGGGGAACAGTGCAGGGCCTCCAAGGCCCAACTGGGCCACAGGGACCAACGGGAGCCACCGGACCCACCGGGGCAACGGGCGCCACTGGCTCAACGGGTGCTACTGGGGCAACGGGGGCGACCGGACCGCAAGGAGAGCAGGGTGTTCAGGGGCCAACCGGAGCAACCGGAGCAACGGGGCCGCAGGGAATACAAGGAAGCGGTGCTTCGCACTCAACTTATACGCACACGCAAAACTCCGCGTCTGCCACGTGGACAATTACGCACAACTTGGCATGTTTTCCGTCCGTCGAAGTCGTTGACAGTGCAGGAACGCTAGTCATTGGCGATATCACGTATATAGATAATAATAGTTTGACTGTCCAATTTGTTGCCGCTTTTGGCGGCAAAGCCTATCTGAATTAAGGGGGAGCCATGAAGTTTCTAACCGTTCTAGACCTGCAGAAAAATGAGCTGCAGAACGCAGTCATTCAGAACCTAGCTACAGACCCAAGCACCCCGGTTCAGGGGCAGATCTACTACAACACCGCCTCTGACGCGATTAAGGTCTATGACGGCGCGGCGTGGGTAACGCTCTCAACTGGCGCAGGAACTGTCACCTCGGTTAGTGCCTCTAGCCCACTTTCTTCTACCGGCGGAAGCACGCCAACCATCAGCATCCAGGACGGCACGACTTCCCAGAAGGGCGCTGTCCAGCTGGAAAACTCAACCTCCAGCACCTCAACAACCACCGCTGCCGTCCCAGCATCCGTAAAGGCTGCGTATGACCTCGCTGCTGGAAAGGCCAGCACCTCTAATAAGCTGAGCGACTTTGCAGCTACCACATCGGCAGAACTTGCCGGTGTTATCTCTGACGAGACTGGCACTGGCGCGCTGGTATTTGCTAATAGCCCAGCGTTGGTGACCCCAGCGCTTGGAACTCCGTCGAGCGCGACGCTTACAAACGCAACCGGACTGCCAATCAGCACCGGTGTTTCCGGTCTTGGAACTGGCGTTGCAACGTTCCTAGCCACGCCATCATCGGCCAACCTTATCAGTGCGGTAACCGACGAGACCGGAACGGGCGCCTTGGTATTTGCAAACACGCCAACGCTTGTTACGCCAAACATTGGCGCGGCAACCGGTACAAGCCTTGTGCTTTCTGGCGATCTGACGGTCAACGGGACCACAACCACCATCAACTCAACAACCCTATCGGTAGACGACAAGAACATTGAGCTCGGCTCAACTGCCGAGCCGTCAGATGCAGCCGCAGACGGCGGCGGTATTACGCTTAAGGGAACTACCGACAAGACGATTAACTGGGTTGACGCTACTGACGCCTGGACTCTCTCCGAGCATGTCAACATTGCCAATGGCAAAGTATACAGAATCAATGGCACGGAAGTCCTTAGCGGCACTGCGCTTGGCTCAGGGGTTACCGGGTCAAGCCTAACCTCGGTTGGCACAATTACCTCTGGAACTTGGAACGGTACTGCAATTGCCATTGCGAACGGTGGTACTGGCGCAACTGACGCCGGCGCTGCACGAACAGCCCTTGGCCTTGCAATCGGCACGAATGTCCAGGCCTACAACAGCACGCTTGCTGCGGTTGCTGGCGGAACCTACAGCGGTGATGACAGCATTACAACGGTCGGCACCATTGCGGCAGGAACTTGGCAGGGTACGGCTATCGCCTCGACCTACGGCGGAGCACTTCGCTACAACACCAGCGCAACGTGGACGGCTGGCGAGGCCAAAACCGTTACCCACAACCTTGGCACCAAGGACGTAGTGGTATCCGTGTACGATTCGGGCGACGCTCAGGTGTTCTGTGATGTGGTAACGGCCACCACAAACACGCTGACGGTCACAATCAGCCTTGCAGGAACATACCGAGTCGTCGTTCTAGGGTAAGATACCCCTATGGTAAGAATTCTTAGCGACCTCGTTTTGCCCGCAACAACAGACGATCTAACCGTTGTTGGCGCGATTACTGGTGACGGCGTCACAACCGACCTTGTTCACGGGATTACCCTGCAACGAACTACTACCCTGACCGTAAACACATCTACGGATGCATCCGCAACGGCAATTACTTGGTCTAGTGCAATCAAAAACACTGCTCTCTATGCCTACTGGTCCTCTGGCTCAACCATTACTATTCCATTGACTGGCTGGTACAGCATTACTTGCCACCTCACCAGCGGCGGCGGCCTCGGTACCGGTTTTGCATTTAGGCTGTACGTTGTGGTGAACGGAACCGTAGTTGCGAGAAATGAGACGCAGGCACAAGCAAACACCAACAATGACACTCCTGCGATTACTACAATCCAGTACCTAACTGCAGCGGACTCATTGGTTTTCCGAGCATCTGCGTCAACAACCGCCAAGACAATTGGTGGGTCAAGAATTTCCGCATGCTCGGTTGTCTATATGGGCAACATGAGTGCGTAAGGAGTAAACATGAGTAAAGTCGTTGAGCTTAATTTCTGGCATTTAACGTGCACCACAGACGGGTGCGAACTTTCCGGGATTAGTTTTCCTATCTCCGGCGAAGAAGCGGAATGCGGTGGTTGCAATACGGTGTACGCTCGACCAGAATAATACAAACATAATCTTTTTTTTGTAGACGCAATTGCTAATGCAATTGCGTTTTTTATTTGAGACAATAGACGCGTCACCAAGGAGATGGAGGGCGCATGACAAAATCACAATCAGATATTATTTTGGATCGTCTTGATCGCATTCAGCGAGACATTGACGCGCTCAAAAACGAAATGGCCGAAACGAGGGGGGCCTTTCGACTCGCAAAGTTTGTCCTCGCCATTCTCGGACTTTCAGGAGTTGGCGGACTCGTTACGTGGCTATCGGGGCAGGGACAATGAATACTAAATTTCTTACTATCCTTGCCTCTATTTGGCTTATTGTAGCAACGCTTGCGTACAGCGTCATTGCCTCGCCAGTTTCTGGCGCACAAAGCAACTACGTAGATGCAACCAAAGACTTCTGGATTACCGTTCCAGAAGCTGGGTCGCTGCACCTTTGGACCGACTTGTGCGACGACAGCACCGCCCCTTGGTGCCCCGGCACGGTTGACTCCATGCTTTGGCTGTACGACAGCAACGGCACGCTTCTCGCTGCCAACGACGACTCGTACACGGATCACACTGGCGGTTACTCCCTTGCCTCAACCATCATCATTACCGTAGACGCCGGCGAGTATCGCGTGCGCGCTGGGGTGTGCTGCGGTGACCCAACGGCAGACCGCTTCTACGGCAATCACTACTACCTCATTAGCAATTTTGACGCTGAGCTTGCTCCTGGAACGCCGTCTGCGACGTGGACGCCAACGCCTGAGCCAACTCCCACCCCGACACCAGAGCCAACGCCCACGCCCGTGCCGAGCCCATACCTCAACGCCCCTACGGGCCTCATGGTCACCGTGTACACAGATGGCAACGTCTATCTGACGTGGAACGCCCCAGAGGCAAGCGGTACCGACATTGAGCGATACGGCGTGTTCTGGACTACGGGGAATCTGTCGGGCTGGGGCGCTGCATCCACAGAGACCAATATGGGCATTGCCAGTAACGTCTTTGTTATTACGGGCGGCGTTGACCAAACGTACACATTCTGGGTAAGGGCTGACAACGACACGCTTAGCGTGTATTCGCCCAACTCAGACACGGTGTCCGTGTTTGTGCCGGCCCCGCCGCCACCGACCCCAAGCCCGACACCTGAACCAACCCCTACGCCGACCCCAGAGCCCACACCTGAGCCGACCCCTTCTCCTACCCCAGAACCACCAACACCAAGCCCTAGCGTGGCTCCTACGCCCACGCCAGAGCCGTCTGTAAGCCCGTCGCCGGTGCCAACACCGACGCCAACCCCGGAGGTCACCAATGAGCCAACACCGGACCCGACTGCCACACCCGAGCCGACGCCCGAGCCAACGGCCACCCCTACGGACCCTCCTTCCCCTTCTCCTGATCCCAGCCCTGTACCTACTGACGCACCTGGACCGATTGATCCGGGCGCTGCTGTAGAGGCGGTTACGGAAGCGGTTGGAGAAGCTGTTGCAGCAGTTGGAGAAGCAGTAGGTGCTGCTGTTGACACTGTTGCCAATCTTGGTAATGATATCACCGAAGAAGAAAAAGAAGAGGCCCGCACGGTTGTTGGGCCCGCAGTAATCATGACGACTATTGCACAAGCCGCAGTGTCAGCAGCTGCCGCAAAAGGTGCCGCCAGTTCTGGTGGTGGCTTTAGCGGTGGTGGTGGAGACGGTGGCGGCAAGGGTCGTGGCGGACGCGGCGGAGCAAAGCGCGTCAGTGGAGCAAAGCTACAGCAGGCCAAGGCACAAGGAAAAGTTGCCCAGAACGGGCAGAGGAGAATTGTAAAATGAGCAAGTGGAAGAGCCTGTTGATTCAGGCGGTAAATGACGTGGTAAGCCAGTCGTGGACCATTTTTGGTCTTCTGGTTGGTTGGATTGTTCTGCCAGACGGCGAGACGCGCAACTTTGTAGGGGCAACCCTTGCAGTTCTGACGTTGGCTTGGGCAGTAACCATGCCGCTCCGCGTGTCGTTTGACGACGAAGAGTAGTGTATAATCGCCGTATGGCGACATATGACTACGCATGCAAAGAGTGTAAAGTAGTGGTGGAGATCGTTCACCCAATGTCCGATGAGTCGGAGCACCCCTGCCCGCGTTGCGAAAAGGCTATGCGCAAAATCATTTCTCTTAGCGGCGTCGTGTTCAAGGGAGAGGGTTGGTCCAAGATCGACCGCAGGGGCACAGGCACCGACATTTATCTCGACTAAAGAGAAACGCCCCGCACATGCGGGGCGCTCTCCGTATCAGCCGTCCTAGTTGGCGTTAACGCTTAAACCAGGACCCGACCTTCCCAAGAAGGGACTTCTTTTCAGCCTTTGGGGCCACAACGGCCTTCTTGGCAGGAGCCTTCTTCACCGGCTTTGCAGCTGCCTTAACGGCAGGCTTCGCAGCTGGCTTAGCGGCAGCCTTCACAGCAGGCTTTGCAGCCGGCTTAACTGGGGCCTTTGGGGCCACCTTGTTATTCTTGACCATTACTGGCCTCCTTGTACTTGCGGCTTTCTGCCGTAAGACAACTATACCACATTACTTTGCGGCTTCGTCTTCCCATGCGGTCTCGCCAGCAAGGCTGCCAGCAAGCTCATCAGGGATGCCATCGCCGTCAGTGTCAATGGCGGAGCCGGCAATGTGAGAGGTATCCGCAAGGGCGGCCTTCTCCTCAGCCTTTGCGGCCTTTGCCTTGCCAACACCAAACTTCGTGTCCTCTGGGTTGAGGGCGCGGACGATCACCTGGAGGGTTGCCGCAATGGCACCCGAAGCAACCGTTCGGAAGTCGTCGTTGGTCATGTCAAGGATTGGTGCACCGGTGGCAAGCATAACGGCGATACCCGTTGCAAGTCCAACGCGGAACGCTTCAAGAAGCGCCTCGTCAATCCCCGTGTTGTCAAAAATCCACTTAACCTTTGAAATTAGTGCGCTCATGTTGTACCTCCAAATTACTTCTTGATGCCAGTACCGCCGCAGGCAGGGCACGGAACCGGGGCAACCGGAACTGGCGCTGGTGCTGGGGTTGGTGCGGGCGCAGCAGCCACAACGGTGCCCGCCTCGATAATGATAGTGTGCTTAAACGCCGGAGCAATGTGCTTCTTTGAGAGGCGCTTGCTGTCGCAAAGCTTTAGCAGCGTCTCTTCGCTGATTTGCACGCCGAACTGCTCCTTGCCCTTGCCGGATCGCGTTGGGCACGCCCACTGCCATCCAAGCTCTGGGTCCCAAACAGCCGCAGTCATGTGGCCGTAGGTGCGGGTAGGCTGCTTCTGCTTAACCCACCACCAGCGCTGCCACTTGGCATGCCACTCAGACACTTCAAGGTCCTTCGGGTAACCAAACGGCTGCTCAACCCAAACGCCAATTGCTGCGCCCTTCTTGGCGCTAGTAATGACGTCGTTCCAGTCCTTGGCCCAGCGCGCCTTTGCGCCAAGCTGACGTGCGGTGAGGATAAGGTCGCCAAGGGTCGAGCCATTGTCGCTCACGCCCTGCTTGTCAATCTTTCCGGTTGCCTTAGTCTTAGCTGCAATGCCCTGCGCTGCGGTAAAATCTCCGCCAGGAGCGTACTTGTTTACCCAGGAAACGCATGCTGCTATAGACGATGGGCCGCAGTCATCAAGAATGCCGCCCTTCTCCTCGTGGTCAAGCTGTGACTTGACTCTAAATCGAACTCCCATGTCAACCTCCATGCTGAATTGCCCTCTCTGGGGCTTACAGTATTTTACCTGGAGGTAGTTATTTATTCACGCGCTTCGAGTTCTGCGATCAGGCAGATGGGCGTTCGTAGAGTGCCCCGCAACCCACGCAAGCGTAAGAAGAACCTTTTGCTTCCTGCTCAGATCCGCCGGCTGGACAATTTTCTAAAAAGCAAATTAAAACCCACATATAATCCTCTTACCCCAGTGGATACGCATTGATTTGGGTGTATGCCAGCGAAAGGGTTAGACCAGCGGTTGTTTGCACTGTGCCTGTAAACTTAAACACAAGTGGGACCCCAGCGGCAGTGGCCGTGTACACCCTTGTAAGTGCGACAGTACCGCCTCTTCCGCTATAGCCATAGTTATCTGCCCTACTGAAGCCCATGTTTGCTACTTGCTTGTACACGCTCCCAACAGTAGCACCAGAGGTGATTGTTCCGCTTGATGGTGCGGTATACGTAAATGAAGTAGTTGTCGGGGCAGTTGCAACCGTATACAGACCGTTGAGTTGCGCAAAGTTTGTCGGTCCGCTTGTCAGCGCAAGGATAAACGTATCACCAGCAGTCATTCCGTGGGCGGTTGATGTGTTAATTGTCGCGGTTGTGCTGGATCTTGCTGCGGTAGAAACAGCAACCGCTGAGTTGTTAACCGAGCCGCGAATAAAAGCATATTGAACGGTCGTGGTGTTCAGCGAGACAGATCCAGTTAATGTTAGGAGCCATCTTTGACCGACAAAAGCTGGGGTAAATGAAACCTCTGCGTTTGTAAGCGCATAATATTCTGTGGCATATGTAATTGTAGTGCTGTCTGCTGAGCCAGACCTATCAACCGAGCTGAGGGTGTTTCCGGCAACCCACAAAGAGTCGTCTGTCTTAAGAACGTTGGCTTCGCTGCGGTACAGGTTTGCATCTCTTGCCGTTGACCCGCCGGCCCCCCACTCATGCTGCCCGTCTGCAAGAATGGCAAACCTATCAACGGTGTCTGATTCTATTGAAGAATAGAAAGCACCTGATGTTGTTGTGCCGCTGAGTGAGCGAAGGTGACCAGCAAGGGTTAGCTGGTATTCCGCACCGCCGTAAATCTTGGCAGGGTTAATCGATCCGCCAAAGTCAAGCCCGTTTGCGCCAAGTTCAATAATGTTTCTAGTGCCAATTGTATCAGAGCCACGAAGCCTAAGCGAGCCGCCACCCTGCTTGTCAATTGCAATGCCAGAGCCTTCCATGGTAATAGCTTGCGTGACAAAGCCCGGGGTCCATGAACGCACAACGTTACCTTCTTCAATTTGTGCTCCGTCAACGTGCATTGCGTCAAGAGCAGCGGCGCCCGCTCCGGTGCCAAGCTCAATGACTGGCTTTGCCCAGTGCCCAGGTGCGATAAATGAGTAAGACAAACGATACCAACCGTCTTGGACCTCAAAATCGGTGTAATTATCCGAGCCCAACCCAACCTCTGCCTCAGGAGACGAGCTGCTACCGCTACCGTTGTATATTCTCAGTTTAATTGTCCTGGATGACGCAAGCGTTTGGGTGCTTGGTCGAACGTAAGCAGAGAAAATATAAGAGTTTCCAGGAATCACCGAAACATCCCACTCAGAAGTGTTTCTCTTTGGTTGAATCAATGTCGCCGCAGAGCTTGTTGCCTCTAGGTATCCAGACTTTGTTCCAAAGCGATACGTAGAATTGTCAAGAACAAGCGTTCCGTTGGCATCTACTTCCCAATTGTCAGGGGAAACTGATGTTCCAAGATAGCTAAAGGTCATGTCTGCAGTAGACGGCTGTGCCCCAGCATCAGTGGAAAGCCGCAACATTGTCTGCAGATATCTCTTTCCAGTGTCAACATCGGAAAGGGACGAATACCAGGTCCCGGTTGTTTCCGTAGACGTTGTGGTAGATCGATACAGGACTATAGTCTGAGTGCCCGCCGGTGCTGCTGGGTAGTCAAGATCCCATTGTGAACTGCTTGTAGAACCAGAATCCCATGAGTGAATGACTTGGCCCCACCGGACCTTAAAGGCGTATCGAGCCGACTCTGAGGACGTTTGACCTGATGAGTCTTGAACTTCAATAGTCCACCAATACTCAGTTCCGTTAACCAAGCCAGTAATTGTGCTCCAGCCCGTATATCCAGCGGCAGATGTCAGCCAAGTTTCTGCCCCGGCGTTGGTTGGAATATCAAAAAATGTAGCCGTTTTATATGCTGCATTAGTCACCAACCCAGAGTCGTAATACGTTGTGCCACCAGTAGATGCGGAATAAATTCTTACTCTCCATGCTCCCTGGGTGAGGCCGGCAGCACTTGCGTAGTTCCAGCCAAGTCTTGGCCTTGCAAGCTCCGTAGAGGCCGACCATTCGGTGGTGTCATTAAGGTTAACAACTCTTGCAATCCCTGCGCTTGCAGGAGTGCTTGCGCCGCCAATTGATACGGTTGGAACGGCTGGGTTGTAATCAATAACAATGTATGGAGCGACAGCTCCGGAAATGCCGCTGGCGCCGCCTTCAAGGCTGTACCACTCGCAATAGTCCGATCCGCCCTCGGTGTTGTTGCGAATTTGAATACCGTAGTTAGTTGCGTTACCGCCGCCGGTAACGGTAAGCGGGGCCCAAGCCTTGACAATGTCAGTAATAACAATAGTGTCGTTAGAAGGGCTTGATGGGCGAGATGCTCTGGTGGTAAAGTTAACCGCACCAGTAGTTGTTGTGCTCGGTTGGTTGTCCCACTCAACAGAGTTAACTCCGTTAAATCCTTCGTCGGTGCCGTAAGTTCCTTCTGTCCAAGTGCTTGTGACGCGGCTGAATTTTATTGAACCGGAATTCCACGTGCCGTGCGTGTCTCGAAGAACACCATTTACCGTGCCGTCGCTTGACCTTGGGGTTTTGAGGTACAACGTTGCGCTGTTGATTGATGCAACGTTTGTGAAGTCAAGAGTAAATTGCAGAAGCGAGCGGATTGTATAGTCGCCGCTGTCGCCAACGTAGTTGTGATAGTCCTTACCGGCGCCAAATGACGCTCCGTCTATGCCCCTGACGACTACTATTGAGTCCTTAGATATAGCAAATGTTTTTGTTGCCATTTTAGTACCCGTATGTTGTTAGCGTTAGCGCATTGCTAACCGCTGTAATGTTAATAGCAGAGCCGCTTAGCCATGTCCCCAGCTCTGCAGTTGTAGTCTTCACCGAAGCTGTTGGCGTAACAAATCCAGATAGCTCGAACGAAGAGTTTGGAATCATATTTGATCCGCCTGGCATTGCGCCCCTGGAAATCACCGAAGCGTTAATACCATTCCCGTCAAGTGCAACAGAAGGAACGTTATCAGAAAATACGTTGATTGCACCGTTTTCAATTTCTATACGGTTGCTAGATCGATCCGGCCCATATTCATAAGTGTCCAGGTCGTTAAGCACAAGCTTGTCTACGTCCCAAACTGCGCCTCGTGACGTGTTTCCTTCACCTGGGCCAAAGAATATGATTGTCGAGGCGCCTGCGGAGCGCGTGCCGGTGTCTGAAAGGAACTGAATGTCTCCGGCCCTGATCTGACCTGCGTTGAGGTTTGCTACGTCAATAACGTTTGCGTCAATTGTTCCAGAGGTAATTTTATCAGCGGTCAGATCTTTAATCTTTGCGTTAGTAACGACTCCAGTGCCTAGCACGTCTGAAACGGTGATGGCATTAATAGCACTGATGCTGCCGATTCCGGTAAGGTTAAAGGCACGTGCGGTAATGTTTCCCGCCTTGTCAACGACGAAGTTGGCAGTGGCGGCATCTGCCTTACCTGCCCAGAACCTGTATGCGGCGTCTGCCCCGCTCATGACCGCAACGTCGTCGCCTGAGCCAACGCTGACATAGCCTGAGCTGTCTGCAACAATGTTGGTGGCAGTCAGGGCAGTTGCGCCAATCGTAAAGCCGCCAATCTGACCGGTAGTAGCGCGGATTGTGCCGCTAATAGTGGCGTTGCTGGCCACAAGGTTGCCGTCAAGGTCAACCGAGAACTCTGCCGACGTAGGGTTGGCGTTCCCCGCCCAGATTCCCTGGAACGCAGGGCTGGCGTTGGTGCCGACGCGCACGACCTGGTTTGCGTCAATGTCTCCGCCCACGGTAATTTCGTCTGCGGTGACGGTGCCGATGTCAATGAACGATCCGCCAGCGGTTACTCCAAGCAGGATGCTGCCGTCAGGCTTGCGGATAACAATGCTGTCGTTAAGCACCTGGAAGACCGGCTCTCCGCCGTCCTGGGTCTTAGCGGTGCGGATGTTCAATGAGGCTGAGGTTAGGTCGCCGTTAGAGGTAACGGAGTAGGCCTTGCGCACGCGGATAGCCACAGGGGCGTCAATAGACGGCAGGGAATCGGAAGAAATTTGCGCACCGAAATCAAGGTTAAAGCGGTGGCGGAAGACAAACTGCCTAGTTGACGGAACGCTAACGATGTACCAGACGCCCGAGTAGACAGGGCCACACGAAGCCAGCTCAGCGTAATCGCCAACAACAAGGTCGTGCTCTTTTACCGTTGTGACAAATACAGAATAGATCCCTGCCGGGTTGGGCCCAGAGATTCTTTGCGCATCAATAGAGAGAACCTGGTTTGCTCTGGACATTGTTGGTATGTACTGTTGCGTTTGTGCAACCAAACCAGATTCCAAAAGGCTTTTTCTGGTATCGCCAACCGTGTAGGTAACGCCAGTTCCTACGGTATCGACCGCAACAATTTCTCCATAGCCAAGCGGGCCATCATTCTGGTCAATAATTCCAACGTTAGCGTTTTGCCCAATAGATCGGGTAAGGTTGTCTGGATCGCCAAAATAGGCGCCGGTAACGCGGACGTAATCGCCAACTTCAAACATTGCGCTTGCCCCAACCGTAGCAGTAGTGGTGCCGGACTCATAGGTCGCCCACGGGGCAAACTCCGCGTAGACCGTGTTCTCTGAGACCGTTGACCAGTTCTGCAGGTAGACGTAGCCGCCAGTAAAGCCCTGCTGCGCCTCAATGGCATCAAAGTCAGATCCGTAAGATCGGCTGTTCCAGGAGGCAATAGTTTGTATTTGCCCGGTGCGCATAAGGTTGGCATCAAGGACGCCTGTTTTAATGTATGAAGCATTAATCGTTGCGCTGTTTGGCCCTACGGACATAATGGAAGAGCCTGGGGGGACAATATTCCCCGAAGAGTCCTGCGTTGTGGAAGGGTTGACAATACTTATGTTTGGGCCGTCAATTGAAAAACCTGAAACTGATTGCCCCGCAGCCGCAACGGCATCGCTGCGAAACCTGGTTCTTTTCTTGTTTCCAGATCTTCTGTTTATTGCCATATTACAGTACTCCCTTGCCACCAACGGAGATGGCATCATCGGCCATTGGGTATTGTACCCACTCCGAGTAAGTATCTACTTTTGTCTGTCCCGCTCCGGTTCTTGAAATAGCGCGAATGCGGAATTGATAGTCCTGATCAGGGTTTTGATCCCCAGTGCCGCTAGACGGGTCCACGGCAAGCTTAGACGGGTCCCACGACGCCCGAGTGGCCGCGCCGCTGACCGACAACGTCTCGCTGGTATTTGTTAGCCATGGCCCAAAGCTTCCCTTTTGTTCCTTTTTGTACGAAACGGTAAATTTTGCATCGAGTGTTTTATTGAGATAATACCCCGCAGGAGTGCTTACAAACGTCTCTTCAGTTGCCTCGTTTGTTTCTGGCGGAGTCATAACGTAATACTTAAATCCTACCACAATTGTTTCATTCTCGTCACCATATATCAAACTGTGAACTCTAAATGTACCATTAAAACTCATGCCGCTAGGCGTAATCTTATTTTTTGCGCTATTTTCCGGAACCCCTGTAATTGTTACGGGATTCCCAACCCCAATTCCTGAGAATTTACCGTACATTGAAACAAGAGTTTGTGGCTCTCCGTTTGAGGCGGACCAAGCCACCGTTTTCCCCTTTTTTTCTGTAGTGCCTATTTGCTTTTTGCTTAATGTTACCTGGGCGCGCTTTCGCTTGCGAACCTGGACCTGGAAACCGCCAACCTCCACCCCCTTAGTTGTTGCATCGCCAAATGGGTACGACCAAGTAAGGTCAAACAGCGTGTCAACAGTGCTGGCAAAACCGTCAGGGTCTTTTGCTTCAACATTAAATCTTTGTGGTGCTGGTGGCCTTTCGGAAGCAGGCGCGGCGGATGCAAGGTCTACCGATATAATTCGCCTTCCAATTAGCACCAGCGCGTTCTTTTGGTAGTCTGGCTCTTGCTGCAGCGTAACCGTGTGATACATCTCTGGGCCAATTAGTTTGGTGCTTTGACTCTTTACAATCATTGGCTCCCAAATGTCAACCTCTGACCAGAAGTATGGAACCACAGAGCCGGGGGTGAGAAGACCAGGCAAGCCGTTGTTTGGATGCTCAAATTGATAGCTTGCTGCGGCCTGGCCGCTTTCGCTAAAGAACGCACCTGCTTTTCCGGAAACTTCTTTGAGCGTTCGGGCGGACTCCTCTGCCTTGCTTCCTTCTACAATTTTTCCGTGAGAGTTCCACACGCCTTGAACGTGATCAAATGTATATTCCATTAGCTCCTGATTAGAGGAAACAGCAGTAGTTGTTATCCCGTTTTCGTCAGAGTCTGGGATAGTAGTGTACAGGTACAGCCTGTTTGCCGAGGCACCTGCGCTGCGAATATTGTCAGGAGACTCAAACGGATAAGTCGCTATTGGCAAATCTGCACTGGTGCCACCGTTGTTGAGCAGCAATACGTTGGGGCTGTAGTTCCCTTCGTCGGCAAAACCAAACTCTCCAGTCAGCTTAACAGCGCGAATGTCTGTCCAGTAGTGCGTTGCAGACGTGGCCCCAGCAAGGGCAAGAAGACCTACGGTAAACTTAGCGCTTCCAGCTGGAATTTGAACAATCTTCCATACCCTTCGCCATTCGTTGTTATTGCACCATCCGTCATATAAGTCTTCGTAGCTGGTAGAATATCCAGCGCCAACTGTGTTTGTAGCCGAAGAGTAAAAATGCACGCGCACTGCCATGCGCGCAACGTCAGAAGATTTTACATATGCAGAAATAAAGAACTTGTCTCCCGCCGCAAGGGTTTCTTCTGATGGGCCAATATTAATAAAGTCTGAATAGACTGACGTTGCAGCAGTGCCAGACGCCTCCATTGCGTATCCATATCCCCACGGGCCTGCGGTTCTATCAAATTCAAGGGCGCCATTTTTTGCCAGGGTATGACCCTCGACAGTGCCGTTCCACCTTTTAACGCTGCCGGTTCCACGATCATTCTCAAACATTGGATTTTTCACCAAGTTTGTCGTGCTAATTTTTCGGTATTCTAATTCTTTATTCTTGTTAACCCAGAACTGAGCCCCGCTGTTTTTTGAAATAAAGTCAAGAACTTGGCGCAGTGTCCTGCCGCCAAATTGTGTGTCCTTCACTTGCGATGCTTCAGACAAACGTTGATTTGGAACATTATTAATGTCCCTGTAATCTGGCTCGTAGTCCGGGTCAATCAACGAAGAAAGACCGTACTTGTGTAACAGCCAAGCGCGCAACAGCTCGGACTCTGGCTTTGGGCTCGTTGCTGGCAGTCGATCAAAACCAATAATTTCTGCAATGTACCCATCAAACGGCTCTTCGTATGTGTTGGCAGATTCGATCCCCGCGCCGACCACAACTGTCCCTGGGCCATACCCAAGGGTGTCTAGGCTGTCGTGATCAATTTCTAACCCGTCGGTTTGATACAGCGCTCCACTTACCGCCGTGCCGCTCTCGTCAAAATTTTTGTAAGCTGTTATTGATGCTGTTCTGTACACAGAATCGACGTCAACCACAAATTGCAAAACGCATTCTTCTTCGTCCTCGATGGTAATGTCGTCAATTGAGTATTTTGTAAATGTAGCAGTGTTCCCTACGCACAGCTCGACAAATGGATGATTAGATGAATTTATGCCAAATGCCATGTACGTAGATCGATCTCCGCGTTGAAGTATCTTCATGTCAGACGTGGTGGTATTTGGCCTTATGACAAATGTCCACCACTGATGGTAGTCCAGGCTTGGGCTAAAGAACCCCTCAACAGAATTGTCTTTAAATGATGGATACGCTGTATCTGTTCTCAAAAGACTCCACTTACTTTTTACAAAATTCAGCCCTTTTCTCCCGCCAACAAAAACATCTGGGTTCCTAGGCATGGTTGGCCGTGTCGCACCGGGAACGTATGCCGCCCTAGTTTGCACCGTGCAATCCGCCGCAGGAGAAACAGTTGCGCTTCCACTTATAAACTCAAACGTATTGTTGCCCGTAACAACCATTTGCAATTCTTCATCGGCGATTGCGCTAACGTTAATTGGGCTTCCGCCATTGGGAGTAAACACAACTTCGGGCTGCCGATCACCAAGGTTGTGCGGCTCATCGGTTGTAACGTAGTAATGCCCAAGACTTGCTGTATAAGACCCGTTTCTTGCCTTAGCAAGGTACTCGTAGTAATACATTTCCGCAAAAGCGCCACTGTTGCCTTTCGGTATTTTTAAATCGTTAACGTAATTTTTTTCTGAAGTCCCATCTGTTGCTGTTTGCGTAAATGGAGAATCAATATTTACCTTAGACCAATCAGAGGTAGATGTTGAGCTTGGTCTTATTCCCCTGAAAAACGCTTTTAAATTTGTAGCAAAGGCTGTTTTAATTTTTTCTTTAAACGTTATTGTTGCACCGGCGTTTACAAATACTTTTCCAGCAGCAAGTATTCCCGAAACAGGAAACTGTGTTTCAAACAAAAACTTTCTTGCGCTAACCCTGGAGGCTCCTGAAAGATTATTAATGTTTTGCAGGCTCCCCAATGTTCCCTTAAGGGTAAACCCAAGGGTTGGAAAATCAAGCTCCGCGCAATCTTCTGATAGCTCAACCTCAAAAGCGTCTCTGTCCGTTGTTGGGTTAGTACAGCGGATAGACTTAATCTTGTACGACCCGTCTCCTACAGAAACGCCAAATACATTTCCGGCAGTGCCAACAATGGTGATCTTCTTTTTTGCGGTTGTTGGGGAAATGTTGTTAAAGTTCCATTGCCCATTTAGAACCATAGACCCGATTGAAGAGAAATACACCGTGTCTCCGGCTTTCCTTTTATGCTTTTTTGTTGTGGTAAATCTAAACACGCCATTGAGGTAGCTCCAATGACTAATTGGCACATTGCTAAGATTTGCAATGCCCTTGTTTTCCGACGCTGGCTCAGCCACCACATAATCTTGCGAGTCCTTTTTTTGCGTGTCTACGTACTCAATAACGTCGGCGCTAACAACAGACCCTGGGCGAACAGCGTATGCCCCAACCTCTGATGCTGCAGGGGCGTCTTGCTTCCATTGGATGTATTGATCGCCAACTGCCCTGCCGCGCAAATCATCGTGTTCATCATGCTCTTTTACCGCACCAGAATTTATCAATGTGCGGATACCGGCAAACTTGTTTTCATATCCAAACTCGGCAGAGCTAATGTCCAGGTATACAGATCGGCCTTGCATAAACGCGCTTTCAAGCTCCGTGCCTAATTCTTCCGCAAAATACAACGTCACTATGCCGTTTGCTTCCCACCAGAGCGACATAGCGTTTTGTCCATAGGTCACCCCACGGTGCTTAATCCCGCCAATTCTTCTTGGGGAACTTGTGTCAAAAATTGAACCACCAACGCCACTAACGGTAATAGCCTCATGCTCAACCATGCCTTCGCCAACTCTGGACATAACAATGCCCAGGGCGGAAGAGGTTTCAGCGCCAAAATTGCCAACATTTTTATCAATGATCATGTCGAACGGGGTTCCGGCAGATGTCAATGTTCCCGTCGAGTCCGCCCCAACAACAAATTCCCGAGCGTTAAGAACTTGCAAGATAGTGGCAATGCCGCCTTCTGATTCTAATTCCCCAATGACGTCAAGCGGGACAATGTCGATCAAAGAGGCTGGGTTTCTAACAAACCCGTGGCTATCAGTTGTTGCAATTTGCAAAACGTCGCGTTTAAAATTTGCGTCAAAATTTCTTATTAGGCCAGATGCTGTTGTGCGAGCTGGGACTTCCCCAAGCACCAGAGTTCCGCTTGCAACCCCAACGTTTGCACCCGTAGCCACAACGACGGTATCCGTAGTAACAAGAGTTACCTCAGCGTTTGTGCAATAAACATTTCCGGGAATGGAAACCTTATCTCCCAGTGCAAACGGGTGGGCGGCGGCGGTGAACGTTGTTTTTAGGGTTCCAGGGCTATAGGATTGTGCGGTAAATGCGCAGAGGTAGCCAGAGGCCGCTCGGTATCCAGTGAGAGATCCAAGGCCTGGGTTATACGGCCTGTGGATTGTAAATGTGTTGTTTGTTTTATCAACAATCTTTTCTCTGTAAATAACGGGGCTGGTGCCGCCGCTGCTTTGGTAAATGTTTACATACTCCCCAACTGAAAAAGGATGCGTTCCGGAGGTAATAGTCAGCCTCTTTGTAGAGCTATTCCACGTTGGGGTCCCGGATAGCGCAGCGCTTGCCGACCTAAAAATAGTAGCGTTTGAATACGATGCTAGGGTAATGGTCTTTCCGCTTACGGCAACGACGGAATAGAGAGCAGAAAGCGGGGGTATTAAGCCAAGTATTCGGACAACCTGATTTTCTGAAAACGAGTCGGCTTCTACGTTAAGCGTTATCTTGATTTGCTTATCGTCAACAATTTCGTATGCAACGATGACTTCCGCAATGACAACAGTAAGCTCTGCAACGCCGCTCTGCTTGCGGGCGTGGATAATTCGGTATCGGTTTGACCTAGTGCCAAGGAACTTCTCGCTTTCCTCGAAAGTTGTTGCGCTGCTCGGAGTTTCCTGATTGGGGAATATTTGCATTCCAGGGTCTTCTGAACCAACGGCAATGCTAATGCTGCTAAATGACTTGGTGGCGTCTTCAAGCTTTGACGAAACTTCTTCAACAACAAACTCGTTGTCAAGCCCACCCTCGTACTGCTGGCTTTCTGTAATATCGTAATTATTTATTTTAATTGTGTCTCCAACCCTTATGGCGTGATGTCTGCTGGTATAAAGTTTTAGTCTTCCAGTTTGCTCGTTGTGAACAGGAAGAAAGACAACTTCTGCTGTTCCGCCAGACGCCATGTCAAACGTTGCGTCCTCTGGCTCAATAGTTGCTCGTATTTCAGTTGCGCTTGTATTCTCGTTGGCGGTGAATGTTTTAAACGCCGGGCTTGCACCGCTGGTAATGCCTTCTATTTTCTTCAAATAGAATTTATCTCCTTCAGCGCAGTCATTGAACGCGGTAATAATAAGCTCTCCTGCCTCAATGTAAACAGGCAAAACAAGCGACTTCTGCAAGAGGTGCTGCTTTGGGGAGCCTTGGTTAATGACTACTTTTGGCATGTGCTTAACGTTGCTAGTGTTTGTTGAAACAATAGGGTCGTAGGCATAGGGGTTTAAGGTCGGCGAAAGCTCTGCAACAAAATCTGCAACTGTTGTAATTCGATCAATAGCGTCGCTGTCCTCGTAGGCTTTTGTTGGGTATCCAGGCATCCATTGCCGAAGGATGGGGTTGTAGCGAACGTTTTCTACATGATCAATTTTGTCAAGGTAGTTAATTCCAAGCCCATCGTAGTTTTCATTGTACGGGTCTGTTGATCGAATAGATTCAAAGATAGAAGTAGTAATCGCCTGAATTTCAAGCGGATACTCCTCTTGATAAAATTGCAATCGTGCTTCCGATTCGCCGCCAGAACTTGCATACAGCATCTGAAAATTGTTTGCGTCCGCAACGTCTGAAACTGTTCCCGTGTACCAGGTTCCATCGGCGGTTGATACGGCAGAAAACCCTCCCGTCCAAGGCGCAAGCTGATCGTAGGTTTCAGGAGATATTAATACGGTGTCCGAGCCAGAAAGACCATGCGGAGTGGCGGTTGTAAATGTAGCTTTATCTGTGCTCTCTTTCTTGCGAACGGGATCATATCCAGAGGCAAGGAATGGGGAGAGAATACTTGCGTTTGTAAACGGGCTAGAGGCGGTTGCGGAGGGGGTTGCTACGCGGTGGGAAAAGAAAAACTTGCGAGAGTTTTCAATAATGTCAACAATGTATTTTGTGTTAGCAAGTTTGGCAATGCCGTTCCATAGGCTTGGATCTGTGTGCGATTCGTTGTTTACCTTAAACGCCTGCCCAACTTGCAGCTGGTGGTCTTCCGCGCTGTCAACCACTACCTCATGGTTCCACAGCTTAAACTGCTGGCCGTCCGCGATCATAGCCCCAGCATTTAAGGAATCGCACACTTGGTAGTAAATACCAGAAGAGTTTGTATCTTCCCAAAGCCCAACAACTTGATACTCATAGCCGCTGGTGCTGTACTTAAATCTTTCGTTACGACGGATGCCGTGGGTGGTTGTCGTTGCGGCTTTTTGCACTCCGTTGTCCGAGTTATATGAGACCTGGGTAAACGTGTACAGAGGAACATCTGGTGTGCTGGTAGAAATTCTATTAACGCCTATCTTTCCTGCCTCATACAGCTCTCCGCCAACAATCATCTCCCAGCCGTAGGTGTCCTGCGGTACGCGGTATCGGTCAATGACTCGCTCGTCGAGCAGGGCGGTGTAGTCCGCACACGTGACTTGCTGCAAAATTACTCCGCCAGCGCGCTTCTCCTCAACGGACATCATGATTCCGCCAAAGAGCAGTTCGGTTACTTGCGCGTACAGCACGGCGGAGTTTGTCCCAGAAGCAACGGCGGTCTGAGAGATAGTTCTGGACGTGGTTTCTGCGTAGCTAATAGTCGTGCTGGTAACAGCGGTAATGGTCCGCTGCCCACCAAGAGTCAGGGGGTTAGGGGAGCGAGAGGCATCTCCGGCCAAGGTGACTACCAGCGAGTTGCCAACAATAAGCGTGTGGGACTGGTTGAGTGTAAGCGTTACCGTAGTGCCGCTTTGACTGTAGTGCGTAACCGCATAATACTTTGCCAGATCGCCATACGACTGCGATATCTTTATCTCGCTGCGAAGAGGAATTTCAAACCTAAACGTAGGGTCAAGCAACGCCTCGGCAATAGACTCTGCTTCTGTTGCTGCGTACTCATTCCAGCGCTTGCCTGAAAAGGGGAATAGCGTATAGATGCCAATGTCCGCATTGGCGGTTGATCCGTCGGCACTTGATGTAAACTCAAAAGCGTCGGCGTCTACTCGACCCGTGACGTCGTAAAACGCCAACGGGTCGGTAGCACCTTCAAACCTGGGCTGTATTTCTACTTTCAGGTCTTTTGTTATATTCATCAACTTGGCCTCATGAAGCCTGCCGCACGGAGGGTGCGTACCTGTGCCGAACTTACCTTCTCGGCAAGTTTATCAATATCTGCGGCATCCGACACAACAGGGTTGTTAATGGTGACGGACGCATTGATTGTCGCGCCTCCGCCAGCCATTCGCAAGTCCCCAGGCGCCTGCAATGCTCGAAGACCGGTATTTGGCAACATGTAGCCACTGCTGTCAGGGATCATGAGCTCTGGCCCACGCTCGCCAACAAGGTATGGCATGTTCTTGCCAATCGACCCACCAAAGGCTCGCTGCTCTGGCAGGATTTTGGTAATATCTGGCATGCTTGGGCCAGGGTTATACACGCCATATTTGCCGCCACCAACCATTACGTTTGGCTTTGACGCTGCAGCCGGATTTATAATATTAGCATAAATTGCGTCAGCCAACAAGCCGCCAAGCGCGCCGCCGACAAATCCACCAAGCCATGGCATGCCAATCGGGGCAAGGGCCATGGAGCCAAGGAACTCGCCAAGCAGAGAGCCAATCATGCCAACCCCAGCCCTGCCGACGTCGCCACCACTCAGTAGCGTTGTTGCAAGACCAGCGATAACAGATAGCTTACCGCCAATCATTGGTATTGCGCCAAGCAAATCAAAAATTCTGTTAAAGATGAGTCTGCCAAAATCCCACTGGCCAGATGCTGCCATTTGACCAATATCAGCAGCAATAGAGGCAAAGACGTTGCCTTTCTTCGTGTTCATATTTTTGTCAAAGACTTTTAACCCAGCGCCTACTGCGCTAGAGCCCGAGCTGGTCCTGTAGGTTGGCGTAAAGGAATCGGGCCGCTGCCCACCAGCTACACGAGTATATGCAACGTCCTTACCGCCAACAGGGGACAGCGACTGCTTGTTTAGGTTTTGCTCAATGTTTTGCCATCCCTCCCTTATTGCCAGGACTCTAGAGGTTCCGGCAACGGCTTTCTTTTTTCTATATTCCAGCAAGTCTTTTTCATATTGCGCCCTTGGGTTATTTTCTGGGACCAGATCCCATCCGGTTCCAGTCCTGTATCTCTGATCCTCCATAGTTGGCTCAGGACCAAGAATTTGTTCCCCAAGGGTTTTCCCTTGCGTCCCCGGAACCTGATTTAATACGTGATACTTAAATGAATCTGCATAGTTTTCTGCTGGCGAACCCATTCCATAGAAGCTTACGGAGGGACTGCCGCCAGAGAACTTCGCCCAACTTAAGGTATCTCCTCCCTGGCCTGCTGCTGATCGCAAGAAAGCTTCTCTATTCAGATCAGCAAGTCGACCCTGAGTATTTACCGCAAGACCAGGTAGTCGGAAAGTTCTCGCCAGTGCTACTGCCAGCTTTGGATTTACAGCCTCAATTTTCTGTAGGAGTCCCATGGGCAAACCTATGCCGCCCTGAGTTCCAAGGCTTAACAAGCTAACAAGCGGAGAAAAGATCCCTTGCCCCCTGAGGAACGGCGTCCCGTGTTTTCTTGAATGAACTAAATGGCCGGTTTCATGAGCAAGAGTTGACAGATACCCGCTAGTGTTAGCGGCCCCGCGCTTGTTCATATCCCAAGTGGTGCCGCTCTTTGTGCTTCCTCTGGGGTTAAGGTAAATGTGATTTTTCCTTGGCCCAGTTGGGTATTTTACTCGACCCGTTACTGACTCCCCTAAATCTGGCGTAATAACAATTGTTACCCTTTTTGTTCTATCGCTCGGGTCAAACATGTTTTCCGGAGCTGCCGCAAGCGATAGCCTTGCAGCTTCAGATAGAGCTGCCAAGTCAACCGTCTGGCCCGTTCTTCTGTAGTCGTCTGAGATAATTACGTCGCCCCAGTCAAAGCGAATTTTATCTCCGCTTCCGCCGATTTTCCCTTCGTTTGGACCAAGCTTGTTCCAAATTTTTTGAATAGGGTCTAGGTCGCCGAGGAAATGAACTCTTCCCGAAGGGATGCCGTTAACAAGATTTTCGTCTTGAATTCTTGCGCCCCAACTATCTATCCCATAGCCACCCTTTTTGTCTGGAATTGGCGTCTCGGCTGGCTGTGGCCTATCCCAAGAATCCCATCCCCCAAGGTATCCGCCATCGGCTCTACCGACGACTGGGCTCCAGCCCCTTGGTCCGCCACTGCGAACTTTGCTTGCCACATAGCGAGCGTAGTTCTTTGGGAACCTACGGGCTAGTTCATTCTTCTCGACCTTTGTCCTGCTCGGGCTATCCATAAACTCGTTGAACGAGTGCTGCTGGAAGCCCACAGGATCGCCAACGAAGCCCAAGCTTCTAGTAAAGCTCTCCGACGGGGTATCGTAGTTCCAGGTGTCTCGGTTTGGACCGACATATCCGCCGCCAGCTCGACCAGTTACACCAACCAGGCCGCCGTAGTATCGTCCCTGCTTGCCTGCCTTAAGCGCGCCAGCAGAGGATTGAATGCTATTTGGAAGCTCATGGTTTGGCGTGACGTAGCCACCACCATTGGGGAACATTGTGAGCATTTCTGGCCCACGCTCTCCGACAATGTATTGACCGGCACCAACCGGTCCGCCCTTGGCGCGCTTTTCAACAAAGTTACCCATAGAATCGTAGAACGCCCACTCAACGTCGCCGAGCGGATACCAGTACCCACTGCCCGCATGGTGCCCCACTGGGTATGTTGTTGGCTTTGGTGGTCTTGTTCTGATTACTGGCTGCGTTGGATCGGTTCGATCACGGCTATCGCCGTAGGTCGGGCTAATCATTTGCAATGGACCAAAGGTCTTGTAAATGTTATCCATGACGCTGTAAATGCGGTCAAACTCTGTACCGAACTGAGCCCTTGTTAGGTACTCGCCGTACTGAGAAAAGTCCATTTTGCCCAAATCGGAAATCAGCGATACAAGGCTTTCCGACGCAGCGTTAGCTTTTCTACCAGCTTCTGTGCCAAGAACACCCTCGCTAATTGAGTATGCGTCAAGAGAAGCCCGAGACTTTATGAGGACCTGCTTCATCCGGTCTCGTTCAGCTTCAACATCCTTTTTCTTAATCTTGTCTTTCTTGTTTTCAATTTTGTCAATCTGATCTACAATGGCGTCGACGTTTGCCTCAGCTGCCGCCGCCGCAATACCAGCCTTGACCACATCCGCCATTGTGGTGACAATAATGTCGCCAAGCTCTTGGAATCTTGTGGCAAACGCTGTGCCCATAATGTCCGCAAGGGCTTCGCCTTGGAACTGGCCAGTTTCAAGAATAGATTCAAGTGGCAAGCCGGCATCGCCAAACATTGCCATGAACTCTTCCTGAGCTGCGGCTACAGTAATCTTGCCCTCTTGGATATCCTTAAGAAGTTGCTGCGCTCGCTCCTCTAGGCGCCTAGAGCGCTCTGCCTGATCTGCCGTAAGAGTTTCTTTCTTCTCGTCGTAATACGTTGTTGTCTGTTGATACTGAACGCTATTCTTTGCCTGATCAATTGATTCAGACATCTGGTTAAGCTGATAGTTTTGCTCTTCTTTTTGCAGTTTCTGAGCAGCCTCTCTTGCGGCGATGGCTGCCTGGATTGGGTCTTGCTGTGCGTCAAACAACCCAAGGGTTGCCCGTGCGGCATTTTCCTGCGCGTCGTTAAGAGCATTAAGTTTTTCCTGCTCTGCTTTTTGCTCCTGGAGCAGTTTGTATTGCTCTTCCAAAACACCCAGGCGCATGGTTTCCCCGTTGTACAGCGCGTCAACGTTGTACAACGCGTCTTCCATTTCGGCGTTAAGCTGCTCCTGCTCCACTTGGAACTCTTGCTGGAGAAGCTCTTTAGCCCTGCCCATCAACTGCTCAAAGGCAGTTGCAAATGGGTCAAACAGCTTAGACAGCTTTTTCTTTGCTTCGTCAAGCGCCTTGCTTGCGTCGTCTAGGCTTTCGTTAAGAAGCTTTAGAGATTCAGACGTTGAGAAGATTGCCTCGTTTGGCACGCCCTCTTTTCCATATTCTCCAGTAAACGAGTATTGGCTGAGTCCATGCTTATTAAGGATTGCCCGATCTGTGTTTTCCGATTTTAAGATTTCGGTCATGAAATCTTTTGGATCGAACGTACTAAACAAGCCAAACAGTTGCTGATCAAACGACTTATCGTAGGCCGCGCCATACCTCTCGCGCATAGCCGGTATAACCCCTGATTTCTCGTACATGTCTCTATAAGTACCAGAGAAACTGGCGTTGTCTGATATGCGGATGTCTGTAACAAGTTGATTAATAAAATCTTCGCTGACAACACCCATTTCAAGAAGTGTTTGCAGCTTGTCTGCATTGTCCTGACCCATTCTTTCCGCTGGCGTGGCTTCCATAATTCCGCCAGTGGAGCTGACAAGAAGGTCGTCTACCCTATTAACAGCCGCAGTTGGGGCAGAGCCAAACGTTGGGGTTGCGGCTTGCGTTAGCGCCTTTGCGCTAATGTATCCCTTTGCCCTACCTGCCTCTGTTGGGGTGTAAGTAAATCTTCCAGGTATTGCGCCGGCTTCCTTCTTAAACAATCCTTGCGCGACGAGCTCGTCAATCTTGGATTGGCCCATGTTTCCACCAAGGGTCTTCCCATCGGAGAAACCATAAAGGTCATATTGCGCTTCGCCGCCAGCCATCAGCGGAACTTGATAGCCAAGCCCGCTTTCGTTCCAATTGGTCTTAATTGCTTTTTCTCGCTCTTTGTCATCTTTCCTTTGATTCTTATACGCTTGCGCCTCTGCTTCGTGCTTAGAGACTTCAGACGCAACAAAAACGGCCCCAGCCATTGCGGCCATAATTGATGCGCCGATAGGCCCGCCCATGGAGCCAAGTAGACCACTAAGGGCGTTCTTTAGGCCGCCAGCGGCACTAATTCCCGCCATTGCGGCAGCAACACCCTTTGAGACAATAGCCAGACCCATAAGGGCCGTTGAGACGCCCTGCAGCTCCTTGCTGCTAATTCCAACGGTAGAGCCAAGGGCCTCAAAGCCCATCAGCAATCCGCTTGTGGCCATGGCGAGGCTGCCAAACTTATCAGCTGCCGTGCCAATCATTTCGGTTTGTCCGCCCATGGCGAACATGTCGCTTATTGTCTTAACGGTGGCAACGCCTCGCGCTCGCAGTTTTCCTGTAAGCCCAAGGTTTGGAATTTCTGATCCGTCCAGGCCGGTTCTATACCTGCCCGCCGCCCTAGCCTCGGCATGGCGCCTAGAAAGCTCTGCCGTATAGTTGTAATTAAACCCTTCCTTAAAGGTTCTTCCCTTTAGCCCACGAAGCGCCTGTAGCTCCTCTTCGGGGGTTAGCTGAGCTGGGGTTATGGCATAATCAGGAATCTGCCTTGGCACATACCCAAGAACTTTTTGGCCCTCTTTATTGGCCTGCCTAATGCTGGCAGCCTCTGCCTGGTCGCGCTTTACCTGCTCCTCTACTGAAATATCATTATCAAATGCTCGGCGTTGACGTTCGTTTTCAAGTTTTTCTCGAAGGAACCTTCTCCCTCGCTCGCTTGCGGTAACTTCTCCAGTTTCACTTACATCAACAAGACCTGCCTCTTGAAGTGCCTGGTCCCCTCTTAGCTGCTTTCTTGCTTCTACAATTTGCTCTACCGTAACTCGTCCTGACGCAGCAAGAATTTCTTCCATGCTTCTTGATCGCAAAATTTTGTTTTCCGTGCGCGCACCTTGCGCAGTGCCGGCTTGCTCATCAAGCCCGGCCAGCTTTCCGGTTGCTGGGTCAATAATTCCTTCGTTAGACAAATACTGCAATCGAACTTTTGCAAGCTCTGGCGGTAGGGCATACATTTTCTCAAACGGCATGTGCCCAGCAATGGCGCCTCTGGCCTTGTCCGTATCGCCAATTGAAACACCCTTAGAGATTGCACCTGGGCCCTCCTCTGGGGCGGCAGACCTATATACAGTTACCGGTCCATCTTCTGTCTCCACGGTTTCTGCTCGAACAGGGATTTTCTGCGAGTAGTAGGTTGCCCCAGGCTTGCCCCACGAAGACATCTGAACCCCAGCAACACCAGCAGCCATTGCGGCTGATGCGGCTGCATTCTGCAGTTTGGTAAATAGAATAGCCATTCCTTCAATGGCAACCTTCTTTACAATCCACGCCCCCATGAATGCACCAATGAGCGGGGCTAGTTTTTCAAGGATTCCAGCCATGCCGCCAAGAGCGCTGGCAAGAGCGGAGATAATCGGCAATGCCGCCTTTAGCGCAAGAACCAAACCGCCGCCAATAACCTGAGCCGCAGCAGCAATAAGTTCTTTGAGCGCCGGGATAATAGACTCGGCAATATCCGGGCCCATCTCCGCAAGCGGTGCCATTGCGTTGTCGACTGTATCCGCAAAGCCAAGGAAGTTACTTTCGTAGGCTTGACGGAGGGCCCCAAGGGCCGCAAGAACAATGCCAATAGTCGCAACAAGCGGGTTTGCCGAAACAACTGACATCATTGCCTTTAGTGCAACGCTTGCCAGGATAGCGGCTCTTACTACATTGTTAGAAAGGAGATCCCCTATTGTCTGTAGGCCTGACCTTAGGAGGTCAACAGCGCTTGCGGTTCCAGATCCACCAAAGACCTTAGCAATAATTCCGCCAAGGTAGGTAAACGCATTAACGATTGTAGCAACTGTTGCGGGAATTGCTTCTTTTATCGTAGCAGCAAAGCCTTGCAACTTTTGGCTCATCGTAACAAAAACGGCCAAGGTTTCTGGTCTTTGCAAAACGCCTGCGAACTCAACAACTAGGTCTCTAATTGCGTTGTACAGAGGCCCAGTCAAGGTTGCAACAAGCGACTGAGACATGTCGGAAACGGTGCTCAACGCACCCGTCATCGTCTTAGACAACCGCTCCATTCCGCCGCCGTACTTTTCGCCAAGTCCAGAAAGGATGGCAGCAGCCGAAGCCTTACCAGAAATTCTTCCTGAAGTTGTCAGCTTTCGAATTGCCTCTACGCGGTTTGTGTACAAGTCGTTGAGGATCTTCTTATCCTCATTAGTCATGTCCTTGCCCTTGGCTTCAAGCTCATTAATAAGAGCCTCAGCAAGGATTTCGTATCCAGCGATACCGGCGTTTGCCAGCTGCATCATGTCGTTTTGGTATACGCGACCAGCGGAGTTCATCTGACCAAGCGCATACGTAATGCGCATGATCTTTTCATCGCCACCACCGAGTGCGGCTACTGCGTCTCCGATGTTCTTAATGTAACCAACAAGCTCGCCCGTATTCGGGTCTCTCTGCAGAACCTGCCCGATGTCAAGACCGAAAGCCTGCATTCGGACAGCTGCTTCTTGCAGCTGCGTGAAGTAGAACGGCGTTACGTTAGCAAATTCCTTCAAGCGTTCGATCATTCCAGTTGCGCGACCTTCGGCCACGCCCATGGAATCGCCAGCGTTGTAGAACAGTGTCGAGAAGCCTACCTTGGCGTCTTCAAGCGACTGGTTAAACTGGATAAAACCTGAGGAAAGGTGGCTAATAGATCGGTAAATAGCATTAGCAGCGTTCTGCGTAAGAACGAATGCAACGGCAAGTTTTACCGTTTCTTTCAGCTGATTTACCAACCCACCGCTACTCGCGGTTGCCGCATCAAGTGATTTACTGAAGTCCAGCGATCCGTCTGCCGCCCTAAGCACTGCATCATCAAAGTCCTGCATCAAACCAACTACGGGCTTGGAGTTTAGGAAGGCGTCCTTCATGGTTGCGCCAAACTGCTTAAGCTTGTCTATGCCTCCCTGAAGTTGATCTTCTGGCATTACGTCCAATAGGACGTTCATATGGTTGCCAAATCCCCGTGGCGAATAGCCAAGACCGTTCTGGCCGCCAAGCATGTTAAAGGCATCGTTGACTCGGGAGCCAAAGATTGCATCGGCCTGATTCTGGTAATAGTCTGGGTCCATGGTGTCAGCGTATGGCTGCACCGCCGTTGAGGTCGAAATACGTGACTGAATTACGCTTCCGCGTCGCCCGCGCTTCGTGGCAGGAAGCCTGGTTCCTGGCTGAGGCCCAAGAAGCGGATGGTTTGGTCTGTACTCTCGTACAAACGGCAGAAGCTCTGGGAACTGCTCCGCAAGCGCAGCAATGCCCGAACTCGTCAGGCTATCCGTGGCAAGCTGCGTTCCCCTGAGTGGTCGGTCGGGCAGTCCGGCTTCCTTGCGAATAACCTTGCGGAGAGGAATATTTTCCTTCCCGCCGCCAGAAACACCCATTGACAAAATCTCTGTGAGTTTGCTGAGCAAATCAGCGCCCTTAGGGGCAATGACTGCAATTCTGTCTGGTGGCAAAGATCCAAGTCCAGGTCCTGCGCCTGGGGTTGGGGCCGGTCCGGGCGCTGGCTTTCTTTTGCGAGACCCTCCGCCCCGGGCAAGCTCTCGGTTAATTTTTTGTACGTCTGCGTCGGTTTCCGTGTCTGAACCCATAATGCCATGCGGGCTTGAAACTGCGGGAACTGCCCCGCCCGCATCAATCATCCGCGTCAACGCCGGAATATTTTTTGCTCTACCGATGCTGTCAAGAATGACAGCTGCGTCAAGCATTCTGTCTGGGCGTATTGCCGAAAGAGCGCTGGATCGCTCGCCCTTTGGCGTTGCCTCTATTGCTTTTGCAAGCGCCTTTGTAAACATGGAGCCAAGATCCTTAGGGTCAAGCCCACCAGCGGCCGTTGCGTCGGTCATCTGACTGGACATATTCCTTTGAAGCCTTGCAAGGAATTCAGCAACTGGCTTCATGGATGAGCCCACGCCAGTCGCCTTGGAAAGATCAAATGCCTTAAGCAAGCCGCCCTGGAATGGGTTCAAAACTCCCGCAACCCCTGGGGTTGCCGCAGAGAAGCTAGTTATGTTTGCTCGGGACCCAGCATTCATTTGTGCCGTAGACCTGAGCAGGCTTGCTTGTGTTTCTCCTGGTTGCAAAATCCTTGTAGATGCTGCAAGAAGCTGTGCGTACTCCGTAACTCCGGCACCAAAATCATCAAGCATTGCTGCCTGTGGCCCAAAGTGTCCAGGGACGTTAATGTGTTGTCCACCTGCATTGGAGTCAATTGCCCTTGCTTGATCTGCAGTTACGTAGCCCTTTTCGTAAGATGCCTTGGCCTTGGGGCTTAAAGCCTTGTATTCCGACTCTGTAATTGAACCCTTTGGCAGCTCCATGTAGCTGTAAGCCTCTGGGTTTTGTCCGCTACCCAGCGGTATTGGACGTGCGCCAATTGGGGCACTGCCTTTTGGCACAAACATGTATTCCCCGGAAATACCAGAGTATGCCCTATACTTATCTTTCTGCGGTACGCCCCTGGCGGCCGTAACCTTTTTGAGAATTTCTTCTTTCTCTGCGTCAGTTTTTCCAATAGAAAGTTTTGCGGCTTCTAGTTGTGCCTCATCAACCATTTTGTGCGTAATTTCATGTGCCGTCGTTGCCAGTAGCTTGCCAATGGTTACTGTGCTTCTGTCCAGGCCGTTTCGCCGCATGCCCCCCTGGCTACCAAGATCAAGAGAAATTTGCCCAACGCGATCATCTGGGTATGCCGTTCCTGGCCCAACCATGCCCGCACCCCTACTTGGCATGTAGTTACCCCAAGAACTTCGACCCTCGCTGTCTGGGGTGAGTGTGTCTGTGAATCTAAGGCCCGAAGGAAGTCCTGGGCTGCTCGGCATATATTTTTGCATTAGGTCGGTAACAATTCCGGCCCTGCCTCGATAGTTTTCTGGGTTAAACCCTTGATCCAATAGGTGCTGATCAAGCGTGGCGGAGCCAGCAAGGCGCAACCCTGCAGCTATTGGAACTCCGCCAAGCTGCTGTAGCCCAGTGGCGTATTTATTTATTCCGGCAATTCCTGGGATTCTGTCCCTGCTCCCGCTCGGCTTCTTTCCTTGAAGCGCTGGGTTTGCGGCAATCTGCGCAATGTCTGGCGCATAGGTTGACGGCACTGAGCCAAGCATGCCGAACAGCACTTTGCGAAGAGGGATGCCCTTCAAGTCGCCACGCTTGAATGCGGCGGTGCCCGTGTCCACCATATCCTGCAGGATGCCGCTGAACATGCCCATCAAGGACTTGCGTGCCTTTGGTGCAATGCCGCGCAGCGCCTTCTGCATCGAGCCGCCAGCAAATTCTCCCTGGCCCGTAGCTGCGTCAAGAATTGTTTGCTGGAAAGATGCAAAGCTGCTTCTAAGGAGTTGAGGACTTACTTTCTGCCCAGCAAGGGATACCTTCAGGTTCTTGATGGCGGTAAGGGTGACCTGCTCAAAGGCGGTCTGCAAGGATGTATATGGATCTTTTGTGGCTGCGCCGCCGCTGCGCTTGCTGTATTCGGCAAAGGGGTTCGTCAGGCCGTTCATACCGCCACCCCCTGATCTTCGTGATAGTTCCCGACCGTCCGGCCGGGCTGCGCCCCGCGATTCAGCCATGCGACTCCTAAACGCTTCACGTGCGCGTCTGAAGATAGCATCGACTGTTGCGAGTGCTTCCTGCTCACTATATCCCCCTGCTCGCAATGCTTCAAGCAATTGCGGCTCTATAACTTTTCGCCGCGTCATAACGCCCGCAAGGGTAGCGGCTTCTTCCCTTGCGAGTTTTGTTTGAGTGTCCCGGAACTGTCCGGGGATGCCAATTGGCACATTGCTGGCTGGCCGATATGGACTCCGACCTAATACCCCAGTGCCCGGTGGGCTAAGGGTCAGATCGTGGTCAATTGCGGTAACGCGATAATTTCCAGGCTGACCAAGGCCAGCCTGGGGGTCAATTAAATTGAGAAGATAGTTTGAATTATGACGGTCGAATGTTTGCGCAATGTGATCAAGGATCTGCATGCGCCTTCCGCCCCTGCTTGCAAGCCACGGCTGCTTGCGAAGGTCTGGATCATCTGAGCTCGGGCCTAAGGGCTGAGAGAAGAAGCCAATAATTTCGTCGTCTTCCCATACATCAACCCTCTTGGATGGGGGCGCGTTGCGCTTCTGGACAAATCTGCTTGCGGTGTCCGCTGGGGCTATCGGCTGAATGGCCAATCTCCTGCCGCCAATGCTGCGCTCCAGAATTGTTGGGGTCTCCACCCCAAGAAGCCCAGCAAGGATCTCCATTGCCTTGTTTGGGAATCGACCACCCTGGGAGTACTCGCCGCCTATTGGCTGCGCAAGAACCTGTCTAATTTCTCCAGCCATGGTCTTCAGGTTAAAGATTTGTTTTCCAGTTGCGCCCGTGAACCCTTCAGGCGCTTTTCCCATGCCGGGCATAATTTCTCCGCCCAGCAGGTCTTCTAGCGTCATCCCATAGGTTTGTCCGCCCGTGATCTGCTGCATGATGTTCGGTCTGCCCTTACCAAAGAGACCGCCAAGCATCCCGCCGATACCACCTGAGCGCTTGCTGTACTCAGCCCAGCCAGAGTTTTTAGCTATTATCCTTGCAACGCGATAGCCAAGCATGTTGTGCTTTGGGATAGCTCCGGGTTGACCAAATGATCTGGTGCTGTACCTCTCAAACATAGAGGCGTACCACTCCGAAGCAGGGGATGTGGTTTCCGCGTTGCGGTATCCGCCAATCCTCCAAAGTTCGTCCATGGCCTCTTCAATGGTTTGGAATTTTGTGTCTCCAGGCATGCGTGTTCGACCCTTAGATGTTGTCTTCTTTTGATACCTAGGAAGAACTGCAGAAAGCGGGCCATACTCACCAATGACCATAAGTTCGCCAATCTTCCGCATCATGGCCGGAAAAATTTCTTCTCTCAACGGATGTTGGGATCCAAGCATTTCCTTATTCGCTTTACTCCCTGGAGAGTATTCCCCGCCAAAATACCCCGGAGCACCCCGGTAGCTTCCTCTAGAGTTTATTCTTTCGTAAGGCAAAAGGAAATCTTTTATTGCGCCGCCCGGGCTCCGTCCCTGGTCGTGCCATTGGGAAATTGTGGCCATGTCGCCATATTCCCCTGAGACGCCCTTACCTCTTCTTCTAAAGTCAAGGTATGGCATCGAGGCGCCAGCCATTGTTCCTTGGAATCCTGCCTCTTTCCAAAGCCGTCTACCCCACTGATCTGGGGAAAACAAATGGCCAAATTCGTGAGCAACCAAAGTTTGTGCGTTGTCAAGAGTTTCGTGGCGTCCATCTGGGGCGCCACGAGGGACCATTCTGAACTTTCTGCGCTTTCCCTCTTCCCAAGGCCCATAATGCTCTCGCACCTGATTGGGGTTTTTTGGTGCAAATGTTTCAAAATCATTTCGCCACCCCGTTGTTTGTTCTGCAAATTCCGAAAACAGCGAGTCGCGTAGCTCCATTAATGACCCGCCAAGATCAGCTGTGCCCAGAGCCCCCCTGTCGCTCTTGCCGTATTGCAGGTTTACCTGAAAATACTTGTCTGGGTATTTTCTGCGCATTGTTTCCGTAGAGGCAATTAGTTGCTGCAATCTTCCCTTGTCAATGTCCTCGGGGATGTTGACGATCTTTATGCCGCCTGGAGTTGTGGCGGTGTAGTATTTAACTCCACGATGGGATTTTGGTCGGGCAATTGGCTTGCCTGCCGATGGGCCAGAAGTGTATGTTTCGCTCTGTAGCTTAAAACGCGTCCCCCTGGTAAACGGCCCAAGCAAGTCTTCTTCTGAAACGCGAAGCTGCTCTGGGTCTGAAATCATTGGAACTAGCCTGCTTGAAATACTCGTTCTTCGGTCTTCAAGATTTGGGTCGGTCCAAGCCTTACCCGACCTTCGCGCAAACTCCATTGGGCTGTAAGCAATGCCCTGAGCGGCAAGGCCCGCCTCTACGCGCTTAATCTCTGCGCGGATTTTTTCGTACGTGTCAACAACTGCGTGCCCGCCCATGTGCATAAATCGGCTCGGTAGTTTCCCGTCTTCGTCAACGGGATCGCTAAAGCTAAAGCCAAGCGCTTCGTACAGGCCCATTCCAGAACCGCTCGCCTTTAAGCTAAGGCCGCGAGGAGAACCTTGCGGCCTGCCTAGTGCTGAAAGATCTTCTGGGGTTACACCGTACTTAGCCTCCAGGGCACCGGGGTACCGCCTGCGAGCTTCCATGATCGCCCGCGCGTGCCGACGCAACTCGTAAGCCATAAGGCTAGTGCCGACACCTGGCACCCCAATGCCCTTTAGGCCGGCAAGCTTGCCCTGCTCGTGTGTGCCAGGCATTCTGTGGGTCATTGCGCCAACAACAAGATTCCTTAAGCCCGCAGCGTCGGGCATCCCTGGAACGTAAAATCTATTAGGCGCGGTAGCAATAAATCCGCCCGTAAGGCCAATTCTGCGGTTACCGCTCTGACCAGCCCTTCTATCTCTGCGTGCCCCGGCGGTGCCCGCGCTCACCTCTCTAAACGCATCAAAACCGCTCATTGCATCAAGGGCTCCGCCAAGAAGGTCTTTGCGCGAGCCCTCGTCGCCGCCTTGTTGGCCCAACCATGAGCTCACGTTAACTGAGCCAGGCGACAATGCGGCAATTGAGCCCATTCCTTTTTGCTGTCTCCTAAACAATTGATACGCGCGCGCTGCAGTCATTTGATCTGATCGAGAAATAATTCTCCTAACGTTTCCATCTTGCGCAACGGAAACACCCATAGCTTGCAGCTGAGCATTAATCAAACGTTCAGGGTCTGCGCCAATCTCTCGAACCCGCATACCAGCGTTGTGCGAAGCAACAAGCGCTTCTGCAAAAATTTGCTCTGGGCTTCGGCCAGCAAGGTTTTGAGGAATTACAGGGCGGGAGCCCCTGCTTGCTCGGCCAGGAGTAAACGTTTCTCCCGTAACCAAAGACGACCTAGTTGAATCTTCAAACTCTACCGGCCGAGCTACCCTGTTTACTTCTTTTCTGTGCAGCATTTCGCCAAGCAGCCGAAGCGGTCTTGGGAGTTCCGCAAAATCGCCACCAGGAAGATCATGAGGAAGCATGACCCCGCGACCAGTTGCTCTGGCTCTTGATGCAAGCCTTCTTTGTGCACCAGATCGGCGCGACATCTCCAACATTTTCGAATAATCGCCGGCATCGCTGCTCCCGGAAGATGCCTCTGACTCTCTTGTAATTGCCGCAGCCTCTAGCCTTGTTCGAAGGGCCGCCATGTACCTATCGGTGTCCCTCTTGGAGTAGCCAGCAGTCAAGAAGGATTCTTCAACAATCTTCATTGACCTCTTGCCGCCAAGGATTCCCCTTAGGGTTTTTGCTTCGCGCGCAGATGCATCTTGCTCCTGCTTTGTTAATTTAATTCTTGAAAGGCTGGAGCCGCTCCCTTTTGTCATCCACGGCAGCAATGTGCCACCACCCTGCGGAACATCTCTCGGCGTATAGCGAGCAGAGAATGACGAGAATTGCGGCGTATTGTTTAGCTGCCTATCAAGATCTGAGATAGGCCTATTGAGGCCGCCCATGCTAAACATATGCTCGTTATCAATTCCAAGAATTCTTCGCTTTCCGCCGCGCCCCTTGCCGACCATCATGTTTGAGCCGTGTCGATCTGTCTGACCAAGGATCTGATCAAGGAGCATGATGCGTCGCATGTCTCGTGTTGATCCAAGTTGTCTGGTCGCCTGCGTTCTAATCTCGTTGTCAAATGTCGGGTGCCCGCGAAGTACGCTCTTCATTGGTTGGAAATCGTCAAGCCACGGGATCATCCATGCATTGCGGCCCATTGGTCGGCGTTGACGCACTTGTGGGTTTTCAAATCTTCCAGAAGCAACTCTGCGGGTTTTTCCAATGTTTGCCCTGGCTGAAGAACCAACTTGCGGCAGTGTCCCGCCAGTGGCCAGTTGCTGCTCTAGTGGAGTTAGCCTTCTTCTAACGACCGCAGGCGTAGGGGCCCCAAGCATTGCGCCAAGAACCTCGTATACTTTTTCTGCCATCGGGCTATATGGAGAAAGTTTAGTGCGCCTAGTCTTTCTGTCTCCTTGCCCAAGGTTTCTTCCAACCTCTCGCCCCGATTGACCACGAAGGCCCCTGTCGTTCTCTGGGAACATGGCAATAGCCGTGCCGCTATATCTTCCGGGGCCCGATCTTCCGCCCATAGAAACAGTGGCGGATACTCTCCTTGTGTTTAGGCGTTGAGCGCCAATCTCCTGGCCAAACGACATGTCGCCCCTGCGCATTGCTTCCAGAAGTCGGCGGTCTGGCACAAAACCAAAGGCTGTCTCAGCAACGGGTCGCCCGCCAGAGCGTCGTGACATTTCGCTCGGCCCGCCCTTGCCCTCTTTGCCGCCGTAGCCACGACCATCGATAACGGCACCCTTCTTGCGCAGCTCGGAAATAAAGTTTTGTACTGCGCGGCGGTCTGAGGCTGATGATGGGTAGAATACTTTTTGGCCAGATGGAGCAATGACGGCGTTGTGGCCGCCCTTACGCTTTTCAAATTTCCATCCTTGCGGGAATAGCTGGCTAACTACGCGGTCAATATCCTTGTTGCCACCGCTGCCGCCCCTGCCCGATTTCTTAGAGAGCTCTGTTAGGCCTCGACCGGGGATGTGGACCGACATTGGCCTGCCAGGATTAGAGCGCGGGAAGAAAGTGCTGCTGGATCTCCTGGCGTTTCTAGCCATCTTAATTAAATTTTGCAGATACGCAGGCAAACGCCGGACGTCTTCTCTTAGGCGAGATCGCGGCCCGCCAAAGGCTTGCTCAATAAGGTTTAAGTCTCCTGCTTCTAATCCCTTTTCAAAGAGATCTAGGTCTGCTTGCTGAGTGCCGTAGCGTCCTGATCTTCGCCTTGGCTTTGGCGGTCCAAATCGACTCCCACGGAATGCATAGTTTCTTAGATCTAATGATTCAACTGGATACGAGACGTCGCCAGTTTCTGAGGCAAGCAACCTTGAAATATATTGACCAAGCTCTCGCGCATGAAGACGGGAACCAAGCTGCGACCTGGACTCTCTTGCTATAAATCCTTGGTCTGTGTCAAAGGATGGTCCCGTATCCCCTGTCCGGCCCCTAACGGCAATTCCTGCCTTGCGCATGCCGGAGCGCTTAGAGAGCTCCAGGCCAAGCGCGGCCCTTGATATGCCCGCTATGCTGGGTATAGAGCGGGCAGCCGCCCCGGAATCGTCTAGTGAGGAGCGGGCGCCGCGCGTTCCTGCGGCTCCCGTACCTGCCCCACCTCGACCAAAGGAACCGCTCCCTGAGCGCCCAGCATTTCTAAATGCCATTGCGCCCGTGCGGTTTTGCGACATCGCTGCACGCGCCATCGCGTCTGCGGTTCGCATTGCCTGGCGCTCTTGTGCCGCCAAGGCATTGGTAACGCGCTGAATACCAGAAACAGCGTTATTGGGCTGAGCCCCAACGTTGAATACCCTGCTTAGGCTTGCAGCAGAGGCGTTTGCCTGAAGCTGCAGTTTTCGCAGTGCAGGAATTGCGTCCGCGTCGACCGCACTTCTGAATTGCCTAAGTGAAAGAGAGGCTTGTCGCAACCCCCGGAAAGACGATCCGACTTTACTTCCCGCTGCCTCAAACTGATTAAGACCCTGGGTAAGCAGTCGAATATCCGCAAGGATGGCCTGTGTTCCAGCCTTAAATTGACTGGTATCAAGACCAATGGATATCTGTCCAGTGCTAGACTGGTCTGCCGTATCTGCCACGAGTTTTCCTCACAAGAGACTAGGACGAGCCGAATCCCGGCTTACCGAATGTTGCCACTAACTGCTCAATGGAGTCAATGCTTGACGTTCCTGCGCCCTTTTTATTTCCTTGGCCCTTGGAACGCTTTTTCATATCTTCATCGCGCTTCTCAGCGTACTGAGAGAAGGCATTGAGCTGGGCGAGGGTTAAGTTGAAAAAATCACTGGGGGTAAAGCCAAAGCTGTCCGCGTAGGAAGCCATGATGCTCCCCCAGTCGATTTCGCTCCAACCTAAGCCTTTGCCGCCTCCTCGCTTTTTCCCGCAGCGCCCTCAGCCTCACCGCCAAGAAGACCGCTTGCGCGCATGACCTTATCGATCTCTTCTCGCATGGTGTCGAGGCTGAAGCGGTCGCCCACTTCGCGCTCGGTAAGCTGCGGCTCGTCCTTCTTCAGAACTAGCCAAAGGATATAACGAATGACGGTGAACTTGGTCAGGTCAATCTGATCAAGCGAGCCGTACTTCTCCTCGATATCGGCGAGGTCATTAAGGGTAAGGACCTTCGTAGGTCTAACCTGAGACAGGTTTGCCATGATTTACTCCTGCTACTACTCTGCATAGCGTGCCGTCAACGTAACGGCACTGCTGCAAACATATGATACACCAAGATGGTGCGAATCTACGGGGAGCGTAGATGGTGTGTGGCCCCGGTTGGGGGTAATTGGGTGCGACTCTTGTAGCGGTCGCTTGGGGCCGCCAGGATTACTCCCAGCGGCCCCTTGCTGTCTAGTCGTTAAGAGCCTAAATTAGGCCTGAACGAACACAACTGACGGGGTAACGGTGCTCGAAACCTTGCAGCTTCGATCAACGGTGCCCGAGAAGTCCAAGTCCATCGTTGCGATATCTTCGCGCGTGAACGGGAACATCAGCTGCATGCTGTACGCCTTTGGCAGGTGGATGCGGACCGTCTGGGACGGGTCATCCGAGCGTCGGTGCGTAAAGCGAACGTAAATAGGACGTGGCAGGCCCATCGGGGCTGACTGTCCACCCTGTCCAGCGACGCGCGTGTTACCGACAAAGCCGGTTCCTGCGCCTGGAAGCATGCCTGAGAGCTTTGGCTCAGCGGCATCATTCGTTACGCCGGCGCCAGTTGACGGGCGGAACAAATAGCTTCCTGGGGATGCGTCATGGGTGTCAATGGCGGTGCCATAGACAAGGGCGGTGGTCGTCGTGCCTTCGCCAAGGTCGTTGTGGTAGAGGTTCTTCAGGTTATCCCAGTTGACCTCAACGCCACGTGCACGAACCTCGCAGCGGCCGCCGAAGAAGGCCTTTGCGACTGGGAAGTTCTGCTGACCGTAGAACTCGCGCTCCTGGAAGTTAATGTCGAACTCGACGTCGCCGCCGACTTCACCAATGGTCACAAGCTCGCCCGAATTGCCGTAGCCGGTCGTCCCATCGAAATAGGGAACCGTGCGGCTGCCCGAGCCGGCTTCTGCGCCAGGCTTCCAGAAAGCAATATCAATAGTACCGGAACCAAGTGTAAGCATTTTTTGCTCCCCTTAAGTTTTTATGACTTGATATCGGATTACTCGCCGATATTCTAAAGTGTTTGGGTCATATCCGTCACGTTGTGCGATTTTACGCGCTACGTGCAAGACTGCCCCGTTTGGTCCAGACAGACGCTCACGGTTAAGTACCGCATCTATAGCACTACCAATATTATTCAGCTCTGTCGCGCTGGCGTTGCTTGCAATAAGCACGTCAACAACAGGTCTGTCAATAGGCAGCCCTAAGTCGCTACTACCCGCTACTACTGCGATTCTCACCGCAGGAAGCGTGCTCCGTCCCGTGTTTGTGATCGGATATACCTTCTTGTCTGTCGCCGAGCCGCCCAGCAAGGTTTGCAGGGACGAGTCCCCGCTCAGCGCCGTAAAGAAAGCTTCATATATACCGTCCACGTGTGTAGATTACCAACTATTCAGTAAGATTCCAGCCCACAGACATCTACACGCAAAAAAATGCGTGCAGGTTGCGTGGCGGGTATACTATGGGCGCGGCAACTATGCCGGAAGTATTGGAGGTTTTGTGGAAAAAGGTCATGACCGATTAGTGCTCTCATGGACCCCCCAAGAGAAGGCGGATGCCGTGAGCATGGAGTGGGAAGATTTCCATGCAAAGTATCCAACCCGAACACCCAACGCCTATCGCATTAAGCGCAACACCCTTCTAAACGGGAAGGCTTCGTTTATTGACAGGCGGGTTCACAACGGCTCAGTGCGCAACGTGTTCCCTGGAACGCTTGCCGCCAAGGTTGCAAGCGAGGGTCGAATTGACCGCAACGCTGTTGCCAAGGTTGTAGAAGATGAGCTGTCATCAGAAGCGGTGCGAAGCGAGATTGAACAGTTGAAGCAGGCTCATCGCGCGGCCCTTCGCAAGTTGTCCCAAAAGGACGACGACCGAGCAGAGCTGGTTCGCGCTGTTTACCAGGCCGCAAGCGACGCTGCTGCTGCCATTACGCTTCCTACCGTTAAGGCTCCGGCCAAGGATAAGCGCAAGAGCGCACCTGAAACCGCCATCTTGCTTTTGTCTGACTGGCAGCTTGGCAAGATTACCCCAACCTACAACAGCGACATTTGCGCAGAGCGAATTGAGCTGCTTGCGGCAAAGGTAGAGTCACTTGTGGCGATTCAGCGAGCAGACCACCCAGTAACGGATTTGCGGGTGTATCTGCTTGGCGACCTAGTTGAGGGAGAAGACATCTTCCCTGGGCAGGCGCACTTGATTGACGCATCTCTCTACAACCAGACCTTCCGTGGCGCGGAAATCCTTGCTGGGCTTGTTCGCCGATTGGCGGCAACCTTTGAGAACATCCGTGTTGTTGGCGCAATTGGCAACCATGGGCGACTTGGCCGAAAGGGCACGTTCCACCCAGAGTCCAATGCCGACGCAATGATGTACAAGGTTGCTTCTATGTTGGTTAAGGACATCAAGCACGTTGATTGGGTAGAGACCATCTCCAAGGGCGAGCGGGCTTGGTTTGGCACCGACGAGGTGTACGGCAAGCGTTGGTTCCTATTCCATGGCGACCAGGTTGGCGGCGGCTTTGCTGGCTTCCCTTGGTACGGATTTGGAAAGAAGATTCAGGGCTGGAATATGACCGTTGCCCCGTTTGATTACAGCGTTGCTGGTCACTTCCACACGCCAGTGCGGATGTACCTCAACGGCATCGTGCATTGGAACGGTGGCTCAACAGAGAGCAGCAACACCTACGCCCAGGAGCAGCTTGCTTCTGCTGGCGAGCCATGCCAGTGGCTGTTGTTCCAGCACCCAGACGGCGTATCTGCGGAGTACCTGATTCGCCTTACCTAGGCGGCACCACGTTGCCTCTTCATAAACATGTACTTTCTCTGGCGGAAGATCTTTAACTGACGGGAACGGGGCAGCGTTGCAAGCTTTGCTGCTCCGTATCCGCGCCCAGTTTTCGTTGGGAAAAAGGCCCTGTCTAACGCTCTCTCGAAAAGTTGCACCAGAAATTCTTCTGCAGCGCTTTTGACCGCGCCGGTTACAGCTTGATTGATCATGGGTCGGTACTTCTGAACGTTAAACTTTACATACTGCCCGTAGTAATGCTCTCCACCATCTTTTGATTCCTCAAATGGGTCGCTTCCGTACTCGACAGTGATGTCGTCACCGTATGGCGTTAGATCAAAAACCGGGTTTGAGTATCTGGCAGCCTTGCGCTTGCTGGAGGTAAATGCCCCCCACTGACCAGAGAGACCGGCCTGAAATGCGCCAGAGTCAACCGGGGCGGCCTGCGCGGCCTTTGGGGCAACTTCTGAATACACCGCCTGGAACGCAGCAACCTGGACCGCCCGAGCAAATTGCGCCTCTGCCTCTTTGGGTATTCCCCCTAAGTTTTTTGCAAGCGCGCTAAGTCCGCCAATCACACCTTTGACGCGCACCCTGACGGCCTTGCTCATTTATACCTCGGAGATTCTTGCCTTCACTGTTAGATGATGGCGCAGGGATTCTTGCAGGATACCAATGACAATAAAAGTCTTGCCGTGGACAACCAGGCGGTCGTCTGGCGCCGGTCTGCTTGTTCCAGTCAGGAACGGAAGGTAGAACTCGTAAAACTCTTCCGCGCGGCGGCCGGTGTCATTCTGGTTCTCAATGTTGTATCGCTTCTGGTAGTGCCCCTTCTTGGTCCACACTATCGACGTGGTGCGGATGGGCGTGCCCATGGCGTCTTGCGATATTGTCCCGGGACGGGCAAGCTGGATAGACGCATTGAATCCAGGAATCATCGCAGTGCTGTCCCCTGATACTGGTCAAGAAGAGCCATAGCGGAACGTGGGATTCTGATGCTGTTTCCCGCCTTACCGCCTTCGCGCTCCCCTTGTGGGTTTGCGGCGTACATCTCAAACTCACCAATACGGAATCGGGAAAGCCCGCCCATACCCTGCTTAATAAGGTTGTCCTTTGCCAGCAAGTCTACAGTGATCAGTGCCACGGCGTCCTTTACTGGCTGCGGGGCGGACTGATAGCCGTGTGTGTAGGTAATCTCTACCACGGGCTCGATCATTCCCAGGGCCACAATGGCGGGGAACAACGAGTAAGTAACAGCAGCAAGAGATGTAACCTCAACGTATCCGCGATCCTCGTTAATGTAGAAATCGTTGATGGTGAATTTAGCGCTTTGCTGGGCGCTGACGTGAACGCTTACCTCTGAAACCGAAATGATGGGCCGCTGGCGCACGTAAATCCGGCGGTTCTTTTGGTTCCATGGGTGCTTCTCCTTGTTCTGCACGTACTCAAACGAGTAGCCCACGTAGGAGTCAGCAAGCCCGCCGGCAGCCTTAATAAGGCGCTCAATCTTCTGGTCGCTAAGTGGGGTGCCGTCTGGGTCGGTCAGGTCACCAATCTCATAGGATCGGAACTCGTCAACCGTGATGTAGCCGAGCGGTTGACCCTGCACGGGGGTTGCCCAGGAGCCGCCCGCAAGGGTGCTGGTGTTGTACAAGCGCCACGTGCTCCACTGGTTGCTTGCGCAGCCGGTGTCCGTGTATTCATAGGCAGAGACAACGGCGTTAAGGGTAATGACAGAGCCAAGATTGGTGAATGTGCCATTTTGAGCCGCAGCATCTGCGGACGTGGCTGCCCTGCCCACCTGGATGGCGTTATACGTTGCCACGGCGGTCTGGATGTCTGAAACGTTGATTGTCAGTTTTACAGCCATATTCGTATTCTCCAAAATTTATCGGTTTGACGCCATAGGGAGTCTATCTACGTTTCGCTACGTACCAAGCGGCAACCGCTGCGCTCGGCGCTGTCCAGATATCGCGCAGGTATCTTTGCTCTTTTGTTTACAAAGCGCGCAAAGTATCCGTCGTCCAGCCCAAGTACGCCATCCATGCTCCATTCTACTTCAACAATCTGTTCTGATTTCCTGAAGGCAACTTGCCGAATGTGCTTTTTGGCAAGGTTGGCTGCATGCTCTTCCATGGTAAGCGGTTTAATGATTTTCTTACGCGGCATTTTTACCTCTAAATAGTAGAGGCGGGGCATAAGCCCCGCCTCTACGTAAGTTCCTATCGAAAAGATTACGCGGTGACGCGGATCTTGCCGTTGAACTGAGGTGCCTTGTTCGCAAGACCAAACATTACATACATAATGTAAAGGCGCGAAAGGGCACCGTTCACGCCGACTGGAATCTCCAGCGTCGTGATCGAGTCCGAGCCGAGGTACGGCATCGACCAGGAATCCTCGTCTACGACATACATGTCGCGGTACGAGTCTGTGCTGATCGAGTACGAACCAATGCTGTCGCCAGGAACCGACAGGATTGGAAGCTCACCGGCAGCCGTAACAACGGTGCCAAGGGTGAGGCCCATAACCTGCTGGCCCTGCGATGGGGCATTGTATCGAACAAGGTTGGTTACTTCGTTAACAAGACCAGCGTAATCCGTTGGCGAAGCAAGGATTGCCGTTGGGTTTCCACCCGCGTTAAGAATCGATGCAACGTTCGAATTGATCGTTGAAAGATACGTAGCGGATGACTTGTTGACTCGCTGGGACGTACCAGCTGCGTTACCAAGCTGCTTGCGAAGACCATCAAACCCGTTCGCGTCATACGCGCCAAGCTCGGTGGCTGCGCCTGCACCCGTGGTGACAGTGGCGTTGCCCTGGAAGAGAGAAGTCTGGAGCTTCGCTGCAATAGCAGTTACGCCCGAGGCAAGCTCGGTCGAAAGCCCGTTGAATGGGCCGCCACCCTGGTTAAGGGCGAACTGCGACTTCAGCGTGATACCGCGTCGTGTCGCAAGAACGGCCACATTGGTCGTCTGGCGAACGTAGGTCGCGGCATCATCGGTCACGGTGCCGCTTTCCGTCTGGAAGACGGCGGTACCGTAAGCGGTCTGCTGGTTGAACGCGTGCACGAGGCCGTTTGCCGGCTCCTTGCGAATGCGCTCGAAGAATGGGAACTTCTTTACAAACAGCGAATAGAGGATTGGCTCCAAGTCCTGTCGGATAAGAGCCGCGCCGCCGCTGCTGTCAAGAAGCTTGGCAATGTTGGGATTAGCAACTGCCAACTGATTAAGGACGTCGGACGAAGCCTGCTTGCCGGTCTCGCGGGCTGCCTGAATGTCAAGCATCTCGTGAAGGTCGGACGTGTTCATCTTCGAGAACTTCTTGCGAAGGTCCTTCTGAATCGCGTAGGCCTCGGCGGCGTCGAAAGTCTTCCCGGTGCCCGAATCGCGGGTCACTACGGACTCGTTAAGGGTTTCAAGACCCTTCTCGAATCCGCCTAGGATCTCTCGGTGGTCGCTCATGATTTATTACTCCTGAGTCTCCAGCACACGCTGGATGTATGGGCTTAGCCAAGGGGCGGATGTTGCCATCTCTCCCGTGGCGCGCTTGAAGGCTGGAACATGACCGACGGGGACGTCAATCAGTCTGCCAACCAGGTCCAATGTCTTTTCCAACTCCAGCTCGACCTTGGCCTTTGCAGCAATGACTTCGGCAACGCTCTTCTTAAGAGCAGTTACTTCTGCCTGTGCGGCAAGTGCTGCATCTAGCGCAGACTTGGCAATTTCGGCGACCTCGGCAAGGGCTGCTGTATCGGCCGACTTATCATCCGCAGCAGCTTCAGGCTCTGCGGCATGTTCAATTTCCGTTGCTGGAGCTTCCGCCGGAGCCTCTGGCTCAACGGCTGGTGCCTCCACAACGGGGGCTTCTTCGACCTTCTCTTCTGCTGGTGCCTCTGGCTCTACAGCAGCTGCTGCATCGGCGGCCGCCTGGGCCTGCCGAGCGGCAATCTCTAGGTCGGTATCCTTGACAACTTCTGCGCCGAACTCTTCAAGTACGGCAATGTGATGTGGCTTTGGCTCCTCTTCGGCGGCAGTCTCCTCAACGGCGACAACCTCCTCGGCGGCAGGCTCAATAGCCTCAGGGTTAATGGTCTCGTTTTCCACGCTCTTTACCTCCAATGGGTTGCCCTGTGGGCCTTTGTTTTGCTTCATTGCTGAGGACAGTACTTCTGCCTCGCCTGACTTTTCAGCCTCGCCCGACTCCTCAGTAAGAGAAGCCCGGAGCTGCCACGACCACTTCTGGTGCATGTCCTGGCGCTCGGCCAGGAAATTAGCAACCCCCTGCTGGTTGGCATCAGTGGCAGCCTTAAAGGCAACCATGATGTTTTCCAGCAGTGATTCGTTGGCAGCATAAAGATTAGAGGCAAGGGCTTCGGCTTCGTAGCCCTCCGCCTGTGGGGCGTCGTTGGTCATTCGGGCCAAATCCTTCAGCTCAAAAGGAGCTGCCGAGTTTAGCTTGCGAAGGTTTTCTGCAATTGGATCAAGTGATTCATGAACGTCTTCGTAAATTTCCTGGAAGAGCTCATGATATTGGGCAAACTCTTCGCCGACAACGTTCCAATGGGCGCCATGCGCCTTTAGGTAGAAACTGGTTGCCTCGGCAAGGAGCGTGTACAGCGCGCCAATAAGCGGGGCCTTATCGGCTCCAGCCTGGCCCTCGACCTCAACAGCCTTAGCCACGAGCTCGTCCATTTCCGCCCGGGAAGCACCACGAAGGCTCTTTACAGCATTCTGTAGATATGAACGCTGGTTTGCCGGAATACCAACAACCGATGCCTCCATCAACTTGACACTGTCAATGACATATGTCTCTTCTCCAGTTGACTTGTCAACCTTTTTGCTAACTCTGTCAACCTTCGCACCAATTGAAAGCCCGAGCTTGACACCGCGCTTGATTGCGCGGTAAGCACGAATTGCTTCTGGGTTCTCGTCCTCAGAAACAACAGATATATCGACATCAAGGTCAAAGACCTCTTGGCCGGTTGCGTCAATGCGCTTCACAATGCGCGCGTCCTTGACGGAGCCAAAAAGGTCGTCCGGAACCTGGTATTCGTGATTTAGCCAAATAGTCATATTCTGCTTGGCGGTAGCTTCCATGCTCTTCAAGGCAGATAGGGTCATCTCATCTCCATGAAGGTCCCTAATTGTTGAGGAGGTAGTTCCAGTTACGAATCGGTCGCCGTTATCAGCCTCGTAGGCCTTCAACGCGTTTGTATAGATCTTGAAATCAGACATGATTCCCCCTATATGGCCGACGCAACTTGGTCAGCGGATAGATAATACACATGCTTTATCCTGTAACACAACGCGCTACAAATCTATACCTATAGTATCTGCACGCAGTTGTGTGTCTAGTGTCATACCATCTTGAAAGCATGATAACATACCCCCTATGGAAAAATGCATACTTTGCGAACAGATACGCGAGTCGGGTTCTGAGGTCCAGGACTTGGCGTCGGCGCTCCTTCGCCTACAAAGAACCATCCAGCCAATCTTGGAAAGCTACGATCACCAGCGCAAGGCCCACTTCCGGTGCGCCCTGTGCACCATCCTGGTCGGGGAATCCCACACGGAGCAAAACCTAGTCCTTGAACCAATGGTCCCACGGGCCAAGGGTCAAAAGCGTTACGCGGTTTGCCCGAATTGCCACAAGCATTTAAAGTCCCTTCGGATGAGCGTTCCTCAGGCAAGAAAATACCACCAGAGACTTGACGAAATATTGCAAAAGGAAGAAGAGATAGAAGAGGCGAATTTGCCAACCCTAGAAGAAGCCGAAGCCGAAGCCAGGGCTTGGGCGTTGGAGTCATTGACAGATAATGAATCCTGACATTCAATCAACCGTAGAGGTTGAGTTTGTTGATATTACCTGCGTAGTTCCTGTATGGTGGAGCCAATACATGTCGCAGCACACGGTAACGTATCGCAACGGGAGAAGAGTGGTATCCTGCACGAGAGCAGAAATGCAAGACCACGTAAACAAGCAAATGACGGATTCAATCTTCCGCAGGGCACTGCGAGGCGGAATTCGAGGGAGAGGCTAAATGGCAGACGATAGGTCGCTAATTGACCGGATACTGAATCGAGACACCACAAGCGTAAAGAGCGGTGGGTCAGCCATTGTTCCTGACTATGACATTGGGCCATACGCCCGTGGCGTAGGCAGCGTTCAAATGACTCGCAGAAGCGTACTCCAGCTCCGCAAGTGGTCCCGCAGCAACCCATGGATTCGCGCTGCAATCAACCTTCGCCGCCAGCAAGTTAGTCGCGCCAAGTGGGACATTGTTACCTACGACGGAGAGCAGCGCGGCACAATTCGAAAGATTAACCAGGTCAAGGAGCTTTTGCGCTACCCAAACCGCCGCATGGACTCCTGGCGCTCCCTTATTGAGCCAGTTGTCGAAGACATTCTCGTGCTTGATCAGGGCTGCATTGAAGTCATTCCGACGCGTGGTGGCGCTATTGGGCTTGAAGGAGCAAAGCCAGTAGCCGAACTCATTGCAAAGAACGGGGGCAGCATTGCTTTCAATAATGAGTGGGACGGGGAAAACGACACCGACCCGCGATATTTTGAGGTTGACGAAACTGGTCGGCAGATTCGCAAGTTTAAGAACCATGAGCTTTTGGTCATCATTGCAAACCCTGTTACTTATTCGCCTATCGGACTCTCTCCGCTAGAAGTTCTTGCGGACACGATTGAGGCTGACCTTACGGCTGCCGCCTACAACGCAAAGGCAGTTTCCCAGGCAGCGCCTCCGGGCGTATTGCATCTTGGCGAAGGCATCCGCGCAGACCAGGTTGATTCATTTAAGGCGTATTGGGACACGGAGATTTCCGGACGCAGCCAGATTGCCATTACCGGCGGCGGCAAGGGCGTGCAATGGATTCCACTTGCCTCGTCGAACCGCGACATGCAGTTCATGGAGTGGCAGGTCTACCTCGCCCGCAAGATCTGCGCCGTATTTGGCGTGCAGCCACAAGACATCGGCATTACTATGGACGTCAACCGTGCAAGCGCAGAGGTTGGAGCAGCATTTACCGCCGACAACGGCATTGCCCCGCTGCTTGACCTGATTGCTGAATACATGACCCGAGAAATCATTTGGCGCTACGACAAGAACCTTCGCTTTGTCTACACAGAGGTTGGCCGAGAAAGCCAAAGCACTATGTCTAGCTATTACAAGGCTGCGCTTTCGGGCATGCCGTGGCTGAAGCTGAACGAGGCTTTGCAGGAGCGTGGTCATGAGGGCATTGGCGGCATGGGCGATGACATCTTTGTTCCTTCGCCCAAGGGCTATATCCCGCTCTCTCGCTACGAAGAGTATCTTGACGTTGCGCTTGCCAAGCCTGAAGGCCCGGACGGTCCAACCCCACCAACTGACCCTAACGAGCCAGACGGCGGCGGGGCAGCACCGGCGCAGGGCGGGCCAGACAACCCAGGCGAAGAGCCAAATCAGGGCGAAACCATGAGCCCACAACAGCAAACCAGCAAGGCACTCCTTGGCTTGATGATTGGCATTGAGGCTCTCTACGACGAGGACTGGGAAGTTCGCCCAAAGGTTGCCGAGGCAATCACTGAGGCAAAGGATTCCGGTCGACGCATTGCCATTGTTGTCGGGTTTAAGAACGACAAGGAAGAGATTGCCGAGTGGCTTCAAGAAGACAAGATCCCGTATGACGATTTGATTATCAACACGTGGCCAGAGGGCACCGAAAATCGCTTCCGACTCTACGCCGCAAGTAAGCTAATGCGAAACGGCGAACTGGAGATTATTGAAAAGACTAGCGAGCTTGCCGAAGAGTACAAGAAGATTGGCGCCTCGTTTGTGGCAGTCAACATTGAGAACGACCCGATTGAGACCCAGAAGGAGGGCGCAAGCACTGTCGCCCCAGCCGGCGCTAAGGCAGAAGCCCGAAAGGGCTTGAAGTGGCGCGAGGAGTTTGGCCGTGGCGGCATTGGCCCAGGCCAGGCTACCGCACGGATGATTATTGGCAACCGTTTGACACTAGCCCGAATCCGAAAGATGAGCGCGTACTTTGCCCGCCACGAAGTTGACAAGCAGGGCAAGGGCTGGGCTCCAGGGTCAGAGGGATTCCCGAGCAATGGCCGCATCGCATGGGCACTATGGGGCGGAGACCCTGGGAAGACGTGGTCAACAAAGGTATCTCGCCAAAGCAAGGGAAAGAAGTAGCGTGCAGCCGCTCTCATTTGCAGACCAGCTTTGGGTCACAGGAGTGGCAAGGAATGTTGGCCCACACCTAGACGCAGTCTTTGAAAACTTTGAGCGGCTCGCTCAGATTTACCCAGACATCCACTTCAGCCTGTTTGAAAACGACTCAGACGACGACACACGCGCACGCCTGCAGAGCTGGGTTGCCGGGCGGCCCAACGCACACCTTGCGACTGAAGACGACCTGGCAGAGCGAATCAAGGACCGAGTTGATCGCATTTGCTACGCCCGCAACGTTGCCCTTGCCGCCGTAGATTTCTCTAAGGCAAAGATGATTCTTAACGTAGATATGGATGATGTGTTTGCTCGGCCGATTGAAACCCAGTCGCTTGTTTCGGCAATGAACACTTTGACAGAGTGTGATGTTGTGACCGCTAACGGCTATGGCGGGTACTATGACATTTATGCACTGCGAATCCCAGAGTTGCTGGAGTATGACTGCTGGGACCGCAAGTACTGGCTTGTACAGATTCAGGGCTGGGGCGAGGCTGCCGCAACCTATGAGGCAGTTGAGCAGTGGAAGGACTATATGCCAACCGTTGAGAAGCCTATGGAAGTGTGGTCAGCGTTCAATGCTGCCGCCCTGTACCGCGCAGACGCGTTTGAGCATTTCCTGAAATACACTACAGAAGACCTTTTGGGCCGCAAGGTGTGCGAGCATGTTGGGCTGCATGAGCGCATGCGCAAAAATGGCAAGCGCATTGTCTTCGACCCGAACTTCCGGGTATGAGCGACAAGTTCTACCATCCAGCAACATGCTTTTGCCTGCCTTGCCGCGCTCTTCGCCAAGAAGGCGTAGCCAAGCCCGCCAAGAAGGCGGTTCCGGAAGAGGAGCCAGCCAAGAAGCCTAAGAAGAAGAAACGTGGCGCATAAAGACCCCGTCACCCCAGACGTGTATGCGGCCGTTATGTTGCGGGACGAGCGATCCTGCATTGGACCAAGCATTGGCATGACTGGAGAGTGCGGTAGCCAGTGGGGGCCGGGAAGGCCTGTTGTCTTAGAGATTGACCACGTAAACAACGCTGGGTTTGGCAAGCGTGGGCCTTCCGTAGAAGAAAATCTTGTGGTATTATGCGGTTATCACCATCGCATCAAGACCGAAGCAAGTCGGGTCTGGCGAGCGGCAATTAACGAATACCTGCGGGGGCACTATGAATAATTTTGGACGATGGGACGGGAACAAGAAGATGTTTGGCAGGCTGGTCTGTGACATGCCCGATTGCCTAAACAAGACAAGCGGCTCTTCCGAAAAGACTGCATATTTTAGAGACCTTGGTCCGGTTGTTGAGGTTGGCTTTAAGCGAAAGCACATCAGCTGCCTTGTTGCCAAGACCGAACACCAGGCCATTGACGAGGCTGGTGCGGAGCCAGTTGACCCCGACAAAGGGGTATGATACTATCCGTACAGATAGCACTTTGCTATCAGTATTGGAGGTTTTATGCAGTATGAAGATGCATACATTCAAGGAGCCAGCGCCCTAGCGGAACTCCTTCCGGCCGAGCTCCCAGCTGACCCCGCAACGCGGATTGCCGTTTTGCAGGACGTTATCCCGAAGGCTCAGGAAGCTCTTGGCAACAAGGGTCATTGGGAGCACGGGGATTGGCTGTCGGCATGCGAGGGTATTTCCCACGTTGCGGTGCGATGGCTAGAAGACGGCGTGCTGGCAAAGGTGAATGCGGATGAGTAAGCAAAGCGGAGACAACTTTAAGCAGATCCGCCTCGCACAGAAGCGGGAGACCGCAAAGGTGTGGGAAATTATCCGCGAGTCTGGGATTAAGCGACGCTGGATTGCAAAGCATCTCGGAGTGTCGTATGGTTATCTTAACCAGGTGCAGTATGGTCACGCTCCAATGAGCGGGGCAATGCGCCAGCGCCTGAGTGAGTATTTAGGAATCCCCGAGAGCGAATTGTTCTCGGATATGAAGGAGGAAAGTTAAGTGGCGTTTGATAAGAGTGCGCTAAAGGATTACGTTGATGTCGCGGAGCGGATTCGCGCGTGGTATGAAGCCTACCCAAACGGTCGTATTGAGACTGCCGTGCTGGAGCATGACGACAAGCGCGTTGTGATTGAGGCTAAGGCGTATCGCGGCGACGTCCCAGACGAGAAGCCAGCAGGGGTTGGCCATAGCGCCATGCAGATCCCTGGCAGCACCCCATACACGCGCGGCTCGGAGATTGAGAACTGCGAGACCTCTGCTGTTGGTCGTGCGCTAGTTATGGCTGGCTTGCCATCCAAGCGCATCGCTTCTGACGACGAGATTCGTTCCAAGGCAGGGGTTGCCAAGACCAGCCCAATGCAGGAGCGCGAGAAGCAGAAGATTGATGACGAAGAGGTTCTCCGCGCAGCAGCGGCTGTGTTTGACGGACCAAGCCCTGCCGCCATTGAGTGGGCAGACGCCATCAACGGTGCGACGACTGCAGCGGAGCTTGGCAAGATTGGTCAGCAGATTGCGACGGCCAAGATTTCCGACGACGACAAGACCTATCTTCAGAGCGTGTACAAGAGCCGCAAGGCTGCCTTGTAATGCATGAACGTGATGTAGAGCACATTAGCGTCAGCGAGATTCGAGAGTACTTCTCGTGTCCGCTGCGCTGGTGGTATCGCTATCGCCTTGGTCTCTGGACCGATAAGACTGCGGCATTCTTTGCCTTAGGAACATCGGTGCACGCTGGCCTTGCTGGCTGGTACGCGCCGCTTCACGGGGGTAAGTTGACTGGCGACATTGGGCTGGCATATCGGCAATACGACAAGACGTTTGCTGAGGAGTCCGCCAAGGTTGACTGGGCTGCCGAGAAGGACGCCGATCCGATTGGTCAAGGCCAAATGGGCAAGACGATGCTCCAGGCCGCAATCTATGCTGGCGACGACTGGAACGGCAAGCACATTGAACACACGATGTTTGCCGACATTACCCATAGTCGCCTTGGCAAGCTTCCTATTAAGTTGAAGGCGCAGGTTGACCTGCTGCTTGATACCAACGATGTGGTCGAGCACAAGACCGCATCGCGCAAGTGGGAAGAGGGTCGAGAGCATGGCGACATTCAGGCGACTGCCTACACGATGGCGGTTCGCCAGAACTACGAGCATGACCCAAGCGTGACCTTTAACATTATTAGCAAGAACGCTAAGGGTCCGCTTGTAGATCGACGGGTCACAACACGAAACCAGGGCGACATTGACCGCCTGTACACGCAGGCGCGAGTGGTCCTGACTGCAATGGAACAAGGGATTGTGTATCCTAATCCAACGGCGTTTGCGCACGCCACGTGCGAGTATAAGGAGGCTTGCAACCGATGGGAGAGTCACCCGCAACAGCTACCGCAAACGGAGGAGGGCTTGAAGAAGCTCCTGCCAGTGGTGCGTATCTCGGAGAATCTGCGCGGTCGCCTGAAGTAATCGCGCGGCACTATTGGAAGTGCTACGCCGACCTACCGCGTCATAAGAAGATCTGGCGGTTGCCAGACCACAGTGCTCGCTGGGCGTGGGTCACCGTGCTTTGTGCGGCGTCAGAGTGCGGCGGCGTCTTTGAGTCTGACCAGCACATTGAGGCAATGGTCGGCACCCAAAACGCCAAGTACCTGCCCATCTTCCGACGGGTTGGGCTGCTGGACGGCCTGGTGGTACACGACTGGGACGAGTGGCAGGAGACCCCAGACTCCGTCGGTGCGCAGGAGCGCGCAGAGAAGGCAGCGGCGGCAATTGCCCGACTGGAACGCCTTGGCTTGCGCGACGAAGAGGGAACAGAAATTGTCTACCGCACGATGAAGGAGTGGTTGGAATATGTCGTCTCTGGCCCAAACACGCAAGGCCGGCTTGGCGAGTTTATGGGGGCAATGTTTGGCATTGTGCTTCAGCGTGGAGACTACAGCCGAATCGCCAAGTTGATGAAAACCTACCCAGGCGGAATTCCTGCTATCATGTCTGCAATGGCTGACGCAGCCCTGCGGGACGTCACAGGAGACCCGTTGGCATACGTACAGAAGATGAGCGGCTTTAAGAAGTGGGAGCCTGAAAAGAAAGTAGGAGGAAGGGATGCATTCATTGAGTCCTGAGCTAGACCGCATTGCTGGGTCATTCCAGCTTGGCGAACACGATGTTCCGAATGCCGAAGAGCTGCACCTTGCTCGACAGCGAGATGTACTGGAGCGCATGACGAAGGCAACCCTTATTCCCCCACGCTATGTGGGCGCTACATTTCTTGAGTTCGGAACAGAGAAGGGCAACCAGAAGGCCTACGACGTGGCACTCGACTGGTCCAACAGCACCGCAAACCAGACACGTGGCGAAGGCTTCTTCCTGCTGGGCGAGCCAGGCACGGGTAAGACTCACTTGGTATGCGCAGCAGCAATGGAGCGCGTCCGCAAGGGTCAGTCAGGCATTCGGTACCTGAACGTGCCGATCTTCCTTGACCGTATTCGCGCATCCTTCAAGTTCTCAGAGTCCGCAGCCCAAGACCTGTTCGAGTTTGCCTGCACCAAGGCATCGCTTGTGGTGCTTGACGACTTCGGTAAGGAGAAGGCCACGGACTGGGCAACCGAGCGCCTCTACGTGCTTGTGGAGTCTCGCTACCAGAACATGCTCCCCATGCTTGTCACGTCCAATCGGACGCTCGACGAGTTGGACTCCCTTGGCTATGGGGCAACCGTATCGCGGCTACAGCAGATGTGCCGCACCATCAAGTTGGAGACGGCGGACCACCGCCCACTGCAATGGAAGAAGTAACGTTCTCTCTCTTTATCCCTGGGCTCCCCATCCCCCAGGGCTCCTCTACTGCTTTCATGCATAACGGTAGGCCGGTGATTACATCGGCAAACCGCAAGCTGAAGGGTTGGCGGACCAAGGTGCGCACGGCAATTGCCCTGCACCGACAGACCCCGCCAAGCAGTCCATATTGGGTCGTGTTGCGGTTTTGTCTGCCACGCCCCAAGCATCACTACGGCGCAAAGGGGGTGAAAGATTCATCCCCCACGAGCCATACGTCAAAGCCCGATTTGGACAAGTTAGTCCGAGCCGTGCTTGACGGTGTAACAGACGCAAAGGTGTGGGTGGACGATTCGCATGTTGTGCGGATTGTCGCATCCAAGGAGTATGTTGATTTGGACAAGATCGGTGTCCACGTCACCCTACGCCATGCAGAGCACCTTGGCGCATATTAATCCGATCAGGAAGAAGGGTTAAGCAATGATCAAGGTACAGATGATCGGCCGCGTCGGCGGTGAGCCAACCACGCGACAGACCGCAAAGGGTCGCCCAGTCGCTAACTTCAACGTTGCCGTACACGGCGCGAAGAATGAGAAGGGCGAGTCGGAAGCCACCTGGTATCCGATTACCTGCTGGGATGGTCGCGCAGAGCTTGCAGAGAAGGTTGTCAAGAAGGGTGACCTTATCTGGATCGAGGGAACCCCACAGGTTTCTTCGTGGCAGGACAAGTCAGGAACCACACGGACTGACTTGAACATTCACGCGAAGTACTTCCAGGTGTTGTCACGCAGTGTGAAGAACATCAACGAAGGCAACGGCGGGATGAACGCTCCAAAGGTCGAAGAGGACCTCGACGAGCTGCCGTTCTAACAGATTGATTGCGTCTCGCATGGATTCGTACCATGCGGTATATTCTTCTACCGATTAACGGAGGAAGAGCAATCGTAGGGTCGGGGGTTGAACGCCTCCGGCCCTACAGTGTCTGTGGAGGACCGTATGTCGATTTTTTCTACAACCGATGCACAATTTCAGCACGACGTTCTTGAATCGACTGGTCCAATCCTTGTAGATTTCTGGGCCCCTTGGTGCAAGCCCTGTGTGATGATTTCGACAGAGCTTGAGAAACTGGAAGCACAGTACGGAGGCAAACTCCGCATCGCCAAGGTCAACGTCGACGAGAACCCCCTCACCCCACGCAGCCTCTATATCCGCTCCATCCCTACCATCATCTTCTATCCGGGCGGCAAAGAGGCCCCACTCTCGGTCGTGGGTGCCACCACAGCAATTGAGCTAGAGCGACGCTTCCGGCTCTCGGAACTGGTAAAATAACCCCATGATCTTTAGCATTACCGACGAGACGTTTGGCCCAGTCGTTCTTGGCTCAACCAAGCCGATCCTGGTGGATGTATGGGCGCCCTGGTGCGAACCCTGCCTCATGCTAGATGCCGAGCTGACGCGTCTCGACAATAAGTACGGCGAGAAGATCTTTATTGCAAAAATAAATTTTGACGAAAATTCACGCATGGCAGCAGGCATGGCGGCAGCAGGGATTACCTCTGTTCCGGCCTTGCTCTACTATCCGGTTGGCGTTCAGTCGCCCCGGGTGCTTCTTGGGTGCTACCCAATGGAGAAGATTGCCAAGGCGTTTGATTTCGACAAGCTACGATGAAAGAGGATAGCCATGACAACCCCCCTGCACGGAAACGTCGAGTACGTCAACATCGACAGCCTGGAGACACACCCGGAGAACCCGAGACAGGGGGATATCGGCGCCATCTCCACATCCATCACCGAGAACGGATGGTTTGGCACCGTCGTCGCCCAAATTTCTTCCCGAAGGGTACTCGCTGGGAATCATCGTCTCCAGGCCGCTAGGATTGCGGGGTTGGCGACCATCCCCGTCTTCTGGGTTGATTGCGACGATACCCAGGCCCGGAAGATCCTGATTGCCGACAACCGGATGAGCGACCTTGCCAGCTGGGACGAGCCGTATCTCGCAGACATGCTGACGCTCCTTGCCCAGCAAGACGCCATTGCCGGTACGGGGTTTGATAGCCAGGATATCGAAGATATTCTCGCTGCTTCCGGGGAGATGGAGAAGCCCGAACGAGAGCCGCTTACATGTCCGAAATGCGGTGCAGAAGTTCCTCTGGGAGGGAAAGGCGGGAAGCGATCTCGGAAGCGGTAAGCCCGCGTAGGTCGCCCAGCTCCATAAACGGACGCCCGTTCACGAGCGGTACGCGCTCTGGATGTCCAAGTTGTATGGCCTTGATCGCCTCAATCGCATAATACCAAACGATTATATCCGAACCAGGCCGGGCTTTTGCCACTGCTTCCACGACAGCCTTCGCACTGATACCGGAAAGAGCGTGTTTGCTCACTGCTGAGGAATCCTCGCAGGGTGGAACGCCTCAAAGTCATCGGGACTTGGGATCTCTTCCCATTCAGGGACATCCAGCCAGCGAATCGACATCGTGGCGATATCGTTGTTCCGGTCGCTGATTTCCCGTGTGGCAATCATTTCCAGCGCTTGTCGGGGGGTCAGAGCTACCTCTTCCCAGTCGTCAGACGTCACGCGCCAGGTGCCGATGTTCCCGTTTTCGTAGCGAATAACGTAGTTCATGGTGGACATGTTACGCCCAGCATAGCAGAGGGCAAGGGGTTGGGCTTCTACGACACAGATTTGGTAAAAAAAAAGTATGGCCCTAGCGCGAGCCACCTCGGGTACTTCGTCGGAATCCTGCGGGGGGTTAGGGGGTCTAGCACAAACTCCGAAACTCTGTCGGCCTCTGATTGACTCTCTCTCTGACTCTCTGACTAGTCGGCTCCTAGTCCCAGCCGATCCCACGCGATCCCGAAGGGTAGCGATTAGGGGCGGGATAACCCCGCCCCTAACCCTAACCCTAACCCTAACCTAACCCCTAACTATGGGCGGAAACTCATCACCGCGTCGGCGTGCGTCTGGCAATGCCAGATGGTTGCGCCTGTCTCCTCGTTCACCTGCCCCCAGACTGCGGGTTCGTCGCAGGTGTCCAGCCCCTTCGGGTCGTAGCAGATACTCTCCTCGTTCGTGGTGCTCTCGCAGGTCTGTCCTTCCTTCATCGTTCCGCTCCTCTCCATTGACGGGATCACTTGCCCCGCTGATGAGATTGTCGCACATCGTCGGCAATCCCGCAAGCCCCAGCCCTCGCCCTCTCTGGTGGTGGTGCGCCCCTGCTCTCCCCTTCTCCCCCTCTCCCCTTCTTGCCTCTCCCCTGTGTCGCCTAACCCCTAACTAACTAACCCCTAACTGATAACCCCTAACCCCTAAAAAGCGAGGCTAGGGGTGGAGAATCCCCTAGCCTCTGGTGCTAACCCGCCTAACCCTTAGGCGATGGTGTAGGTCTCTCCCCCTACTACTAGGGTGCTGATAGCGTCTAGCGGGATAGCCCGATAGTCGCCCTTCTGAACGTCAAAGACGCTGACCAGCCCCTTCTCAATGAAGTTATAGGCTGCGTCGCCCCCTGCGAGGTGCTTCTTCACCCCGAGGCGGGCTACCATCTTGCGGTGCTCACCCGTGGTGCGCTTCACAAACTCAACGCTGAAAATCTTGCCCTTCGTGGCGAGAATCAACGCCGTTGCTTCCTCTGGTGTAATGAGTGCCATTGTGTTCTCCTCTCTCCTATTGCGGTCGCTTCTCCTGCGCCGCTGAAACGATTCTCCCACATCGCCGCAATGCCGTCAAGCCCCTAGTGGTGGATAGATTCTATCCATCGTGGATAGTGGCACAGCCCGTGCCAGCCGCGCGCGATTGTTACATTGTTACAGATAAGCCATAAGCCATAAGCCGTAAGTCATAAGCCCTAACAAGCGTGGCACAACTTGTGCCAACCCCTAAATAGAACAGGTGTTCTATCGGCGGCTAACAGCCGCCCAGACTACCAGCAGCAGGATGAGCCCACCAAGACCGCCCGCGCCATCCACTAGACCAGCACCAAGAAGCGGCACGCACCGCCCTCAGAACACTCGCCAGCAATGTGCTGGACAGGCTCCACAGCCCAGCGCAAGCAAGTACCACAGGACTCACCATCCTCACGGACATCATCAAAACTATACACAGCGCGTACAGGGTTCAACTCCGCGTCATAGGTGTCGCCCTTCGCCACATCATCGCCCCATCGCTCCTTCGCGCACTCTACGCAATGGAACGATGCCTGATAGGTGAACGCAATAG